CATACACCGCTGCCAAATGGGCGAAAGGTGTGGAGCCTGCTGACCGACGAGCGCAGCCGCAACGCCGTTCGTGTGGCTGAGCGATTCGCAAATAACAAGGCCACGCGTAGGGAATTAAGTGCTGCGGGGGATGCTGCGGGGGCTGCTGCGTGGGCTGCTGCGAGGGATGCTGCGAGGGGTGCTGCGAGGGCTGCTGCGAGGGGTTCTGCGTGGGATGCTGCGAGGGGTGCTGCGAGGGGTTCTGCGTGGGCTGCTGCGGGGGATGCTGCGAGGGATGCTGCGAGGGATGCTGCGAGGGGTGCTGCGAGGGGTGCTGCGTGGGCTTGGCAAGCCAAGTACATCTACAAGAAGCACGGCGCAGAGATCGTCAAAAAGCTCAACAAACAATTCCCGATCAAGTAATGGCAACGCTGACATTCGATGACACCAAGATCACCCGCTTCGAGGTGATCGACGAGGACGGACGAAGCCTGGTCTTCCATGCCCCCGAAGGCAAGAAGGGCCACGTATTCCTGTCCGTACAGGACGACGACCGAACACTCAAGGTGTTCCTTGACAGGAAACCAGCAAAAACCAAGCAAGATGAATAACTGCTGCGACATACCCAAACCAGCGCAGCTGGGTAGTGATGAAGTGTATGGCACACATACCATCCGTGACTTCGCCTGCCTGTGCTGTGGCACAACTTGGTCCACCGTCACCAATAAAGAAAAGACGGCTATCATCAACGTGAACAAACCCTCAAAACGAGTAGAACAATGGCACGCAAACTGAATCAAGACGAAGTCAAGGAACTCAATGACCTCGGGCTATATCCCGGAATGATCATCACGCATAACACCCAGCTGAAGAACGGAAAGCACAAGACGGATGAGTGCTGGGTGCTCGGGCCAACTGACAGCTGGGAGATATTTAATGACCCGCAAAGAGATACCGCAGACTTCACTATCGGAGCACCCAGCTGGGCATGGCTTCGGCACGGTGGAAGTGTTGCTCGTCCATGGAACGGGCCACAAACAGGCAAATGGTGCGCCAACCTCAATGACGCTGAACTGAATCTGTTGCGGGATGCGTGCAAGAATCGTGGGTGGCTCTGGGATTGCACCGGCCGCAGCCCAGTGGCACTGGTAACCATTACCAAACACGTGGGGTCTGTTGTGTTCGTCGATGCCGGAGAAGGAGAAAAGCCAGAGGATCGCATCAGCTTCGGCAAGATGTATGACTCCTTGAAGCTGCCGCCAACCGAAAAGAAGCTGAAAATTGCCGGCCATCGCGTCAATATGGACGACGGTGGCATGAGCATCGGATGCTATCGTGTGACTCGCACAGAGATCGACTACATGAAAGCGTCGATAGACCACGGTCTGACATTCGGTGGACATAGCGCCAAGTTCAATGACGTCGACCGCGTTGTGGTGTTCGACGACGGCAACACCGCCAAGTACGAAGACATCATGGAGGCCATCACTGAGTTCAACAAGCAATACCCCGCAAAATGAGAACAAGCAAGAACCAAAAACAACAACACGACCATGTATAACAAGTGGAGACACAACAAGGTCATTGATGCGTTCGTCAATGGCCGCAAGGCATCTGCTGGCAACCTTGCAACCGACGGCCATCAATTGGCCCTGTTCGGCAATGTCATTGCTTGGCGACCCGACAAGGGATACGGCGTGTGTGTCACCTTGTGTGGGTGGAACTCCAAGACCACGCGCAAGTACCTGTCCATGCTGCCGGGTGTGAGCGCCTGGACCGAGCGAGGCAAACCCCACATCAACGGCATCCCTGTAGATGTAAACCAAGTGATGACCATTCGCACCAATGGGTACAAGCGCCCAACGACCACGAAAGGCGACATGTGGATCACAGGCAAGACATGGGTGAGCACCGATGGGTGGCGCGGGTACGAAGAACCAGCTTATGCTGTATGCGGGGCGAATGATACAGGCATGTGGAGTGACAGCCCATGCCCGACCACCGTATGTGAGCGCGAGCTTGCAATGGCTGCTCAAGCCCTTTCATCTGCCGGCATCAAGTACAAGCATACGTCCGGACAAAGTAGCAACGTGTTCTGCGTACATCGCTACTTGGTGGTCAAGCCCAAGGACGTCCAAGTAGCCGCCGAACTCATCAAGCCCCTGCTGCCGGAAACCCGCCTGCTGTACCCCTGCAACTGAGAACACCATGGGACTCGACATGTATCTTAGCCGCAAGCTCTACGTCAAGCGTTGGGAGCACAAGGGCGATGACAACTTCACTGTCACCGTCAAGAAGAAGAACAAGAAGTATCCGGGCGTGAACCCGGACCGCATCAGCCACATCGTGGAAGAGGCGATGTACTGGCGCAAGGCCAACCAGATCCACAAGTGGTTCGTTGAGAACGTGCAGGACGGGGAGGACGACTGCAAGGAGTATTGGGTGAGCGCCGAAGACCTCATCAGGCTGCGTGAACTGTGCAAGCAGGTCATCGACATTGCCATCGTTGAAGATGGTAAGATGGAGGACGGATACACGTTCAACGAAGCTGGCGAGAAGGTGTACAACTACAGGGATGGCAAGGTCATTCGCAATGCCGAAGAGGTGGCTGAATTGCTGCCGGCACAATCAGGCTTTTTCTTCGGCAGCACGGGCTACGACCAATGGTATTTGCACGACGTTCAGAAAACCTATGACCGCCTTGTTGAGCTGGACCTCGAGAACAATACAGAGTGGGGCTACCGCTACCAGTCCTCTTGGTAGCCAACCACTATTTCAATCTGAAATAAGATGAACAAGCCGGTCAAGACCATCGATCTGCCAGACGGGCAGAAGATCGACATCTTCTACGACCAAGATGCCGATGACCCACGCACATGGGACAACCTTGGGCATTTTGCCATGGCGCATCGCAGATACAGCTTCGGCGACAGCAACCATAGCAGCGTGTCTCACTTGGAAGCATGTAAGCCCAAGGACTGCATATCCTTGCCTGTGTACATGTACGACCACAGCGGCATCACCATCAGTACCAAGCCGTTCTCCTGCCCATGGGACAGCGGGCAGATCGGCGAGATATGGGTGGATAAGCAGAAGGTGCGTGACGAGTACCGCGTACGTGCTGTGACATCCAACATCCGCAAGAGGGTAGAGGGCATTCTTCGCGGAGAGATCGAAACCCTTGACCAATACCTACGTGGCGATGTGTATTACTACGTGGTCAAGGACAAGGATGGAGATACGGTGGATTCGTGTCACGGCTTCTACGACATAGATGAATGCATTGCGCAGGCGCAGGCAGCGGCACAAGCACAACCAGCATGATTTACACCATCCGCATCCTATACGGAGCAGCCACTGCATGGCTACGCAATGCAGAACAACACATCAACCACCTCATTGGGCCTTGGCTGTGCCCGAGGAGGTACTAACACAAGCGCCATGAAGATCAACAAGGAAAGGCTTAGTCACGTAGTATCCAAAGGCGGCAAGCGCATCCTGCTTGCCATCGGACCCAACTACATGACCGTTGCGACCATGGATAGCAATATTTATCCAATGTATGCAGAGGTTGCCCGAGAGATCACGTACCGATGGAATGGGTACTTGGACTTAGTGCGCCACCTCGACAACCTGCTCATCCAATTGGAAGAGGCCGGCGGCGCAACCGATGCCGACATCAAAGAAGCAAGGAGTGTTCTTCGCGACCAAGGATGGTCAGAGGAAATGCTCGGCAAGCTCGCAAACACAAACGAAAACAACTAAGCAAGTAACAAGATGGGAGCACGAACAAACATCGAAGTCAAGTTCGCAGACAGCAACAGCATCTTCATCTACTCTCACTGGGGAGGTGGAGGACCACTGCGAGAAAAGCTACACAGGGCAATTCGCCGTAAACAGCGATGGGATGACGAATCATACCTGATGGCTATCATTCTGCGCGAGGTCTTCAGGGGTAATCTCGACGAAGAAACAGGCGTGGGGGTGGCACCTTGGTGCGGGGAAGAGGAATATGTCACTACGGTGGTTGACATGGCAAAACAAACCATCGACAACGTACCATTTGATAAGTGGAGACCATGAGCAACAAGGAAACAACTCGGCCCGAACCCTGTGAAGACGACATGAAGTATACGGTGATAGTTCGGTTCTTCGATGAAGAAGATCCGCGTTCATTCGACACCTATGTCGCACACTCCTATGCGGAGTCACCACAAGAGGCAGCGATTGTGGTCATTGACGAGCTGATACTTAATCGTGGCATTGACCCGCAGCCGCATGAGTGGAACCTGTGGAGGGACGACTACAGGGCCGTGGCCGTATTTGCTGGATGGCTCGACAACATGACGACATGAGCAAACCAAATAGCATAGGCTTCCTGACCACCGGCTTCGATGGCAGGCCCGTCATGGTCAAGTTCCTTGGGTTCAAGTCAGGCAGCAACAACACCAAGACCGGTAGTGTTATCCAGTCATACATGCTTCCACTTGGGTGGATGGATGCCAAGCGGGCTGGTGATGACTACAGTGTGTGTGGCAACTGCAGGCACTCCCAAGCCAATGACGCTGACTGCTATGTACGCAAGGGCCCTGCTCAAATGGGGCTCTTTACTACCATGAAGAAGTATCCGGATGTTGTCACCGATGACATTACTGACCATCTGGAACTATTCTTGGGTAAGTTCGTACGGTTCGGCTCCTATGGCGAACCTGTTCTGATGGGCGAACGTACTGTTCGTGCCGTCTGCTCTGTTGCAGCTAACTGGACTGGGTATACGCACCGATGGAAGGAACCGGACTACCAGTGGGCCAAGCAATACTTCATGGCCAGCGTCGATACTGATGACGAGTATCACACAGCCAAGCACATGGGCTGGCGTACATTCCGTGTTCGTCAGTCTACTAACCCCTTATTGCAGGGTGAAATAAGCTGCCCAGCATCCAAGGAGGCTGGATACAAGACCGCCTGTGTAGAGTGTGGGCTGTGTCGTGGTGTGTCACGCAGGGCCAAGGACATTAACATCATCAAGCACTAACCAGCTCAGACACAGAGGATTAACTATGTTCATAACTTTACGGTTGCAAGTTATGAGCATAAGCATTATCTTTGCAACCTGTCTCTCTCAAACCACAAAACAAGCATGGATAAGTTTCTCAGCACGTTCGAGCTTCTGGAGTCTACTGGCCTGAACTGGTCGGTAAACAAATTACCCCTGCGTGGGCCCGATGGACAGTCTACCGACAGCTATGGCCTGTTCCGCAACGACAACAACCAGTGGCTCGGCACAGTGGGGCCACGGTATACGGTCATGCAGAACGCCTCTCTCGCCGAGACCATCATCGACGCCTGCGAGGGCATTGGTCTTGAGGCCAAGCGAGGCGGTCAGTTGCGGGGCGGGCGCAAGGTATACCTACAGGCAGAGCTGCCTGACGAGTATATCGGTAAGTCGGCTGTCAAGCGGTACATCACAGCGCTGAACTCACACGACGGCACAACGGCTATCTCCTTTGGCTCCACCAATACCGTGGTCATCTGCGAGAACACGTTCCATCTCGCCTACAAGAGCGGTGACATGACACGCTTCCTGCACACAGCCAATGCCAAGACGCTCATCGACGAGGCCATGAAGGAAATGCGAGTGGCCATGAAGAATGAACAGAAGCTGGTTGATAACTACAAGCGCATGGCCGACACCAAGCTCAGCGAAGAAATTATGCGGGCTGTCCTTGGCGGCATTGCAACCAAGGCGTGGGACGTAGGGGTGGATGAGAAGCTGTCCCCACGGAAAGAGGCGACCCTTGTCAAGGTCAAGGACTGCGTCATGCAGGAGATCAATGACGAGGGCTACACACTGTGGGGCATCTTCAACGGCATTACGCGGTACACCAACCACGTTGCTGCACCCAAGCAGGACAAGTTGTCCTATGTGATGACCGGTGCTGGCTACGACATCAATGGCGTTGCCTATGACACCATCATGCAGTGGATCGACGCTCACTCTGTAAAACAATACCAAGTATCATGAGCAAGTTCAAAAAAGGAGACAGGGTTAGGCTTATCGAGAACCACCTGCGGAGCACGTATTTATATGCGCCAATAGGCTCTATGGGAACAATCTGCCGAGAGAATACAACGATGTCCAGCCCCGGTCACGATGTACTGTGGGATGGTGTGGAGTGCCCACACACTGCATTTGAAGACCGTCTCGAACTCGTAGCAACTGAAACCAAACAACAACCAACAACAATGGAAAAGACAACCTTCAAACTCGAGCCCGGCATGTATGCCAAGGGCGGCATGGATTTCATTCGCATGATCTGCAAGATGGCCGACGAGGGTGGGGTGCGGGCCCACAATTCAGTCCGCAAAAGTCCAATGCCGAATTCCCATGCAGTGTGGATGTGCTCAGGTGAGTCCCGGGGCCTGATCAATGACTTCAACGGCCCGGCGGCGGCATGGGAGAAGGAGCTGTCGCAGGGTCAGTTCCTTTTGGGGCTGGAGGGCCTGATCGAAGAGAAGAAGAAGAACAACCCTGATATCACCATTGCTGGTGAGATTGTAGATGTGTCGGCTCACAGCGTTAATGTCAAGGGGGTGCGGTTCGATAAGGACACTGTGCAGAAAGTGCTCGATGTGTTGAACGGCTCGCCCAAAATGCAGTTCAAGAAAGGCTGCTTCCAAGGCACCAATGAGCAGATGCTCAAGATCTGCACACTGATGGACATTGCCGGGGTTGGTCACAGGGGCATTGGTCTCAAGGGTGAAGGCTTCAACGAAATCGTAGGCATGTTGTTCGATAGCCCGAGCAGTATGTGTACCGTATACAAATGCCCGGGCGACCTGACATTCGAGGACGCCATCACCAATATCATTGCTGCCGCCGGTAAGAGCCAACACCAGCCCATCGTTGTAGGTGGATACGATGCCAAGTTCGACCACGCGAACAAGACCGTGTCGTTCGGATGTGCCACTGCTACGCTTGCTGAGGTGGAGGCTGTAATGAATCGAATGAACAAGCTCACGATGAGCACAAGCAACTGAGGAACAGAAGAACAACAGCTTAGTCACATCAAGGGGTCGTCTCAGCGGAGGAGCGAAAACGAAAAGACAATAACCATGAAACAAGAGACAAAGACAATTCGGCAGTGGTTCGAGGACACCCTGCCACCGGAGTATGCTAATCGTGCCATCAATAATACACAGGTCAGATACTTGGATACCTCTGTGCGAGACATCAGACAAGCTATTGCAAGTGCGTTTGTGTGGAGCACGTCACCAGAGGGTGTTGATTTCTGGGATGCTGTAGACAGGGCATATGTGCCCAATCTGCCGCCAATCCCCAAGACCAAGGAGGAAGAGCTTGCCGATTTCGTGGTCCAAGCAAGTAAGGACCCATTCATGCCCAATGACATGAACGCCCGCGCCATCGAGCTCGTCAAAAAGTACAACCTATGAGCACTAAACTAAACGCCGAGGAACTGGCATTTGAGGCGGCTGGTCAAACAGATAGATATGTTGCATGGCGAAAAGGATATGCACAAGCCATCCGCGAACATTCACAGCGCATCGCCGATGAACGGGACGAGGCTATCAATCGGGCAGAAATAGCTGAGGCGCACGCAGTCATCTTTGCTCAAAAGTTGGCAGCAATGACAGATGAGCGGGATGAGTTGCGGGAGGTGCTAAAGGAGATCATCGGATCAATGGATCGCGGATACATGGTTCATCAACTTTCAGTAGACAAGGCCAGCGCCATCCTCGCCAAATATCCCAAGCCATGAGCCGGATGAAGAATTACCGGGTCAGGGTCTACATGACCGTGCCGGTGGAGACGGTCGTCAGGGCGACGAGCATGAAGCGGGCTAAGGAAATAGCGGCCGAGCGGGATGGATCATCCATCGCAGCATACTTCCAAAATGAGGAAGATGTGGACTGGGTGTGGGGCACCATTTACAGCAGCCCCGGAGAACTGGTCAACGACGAAGAAACAGAAGTAGAAGAAGAGTGAGCAAGCCAAACAACAACAAGCAACATGATCACTGGATTTGAAGAGTACACCAAGTCGCTGAGCAAGGAAGAGCAGCGCATTGCGCCAGTAGTGGTGAATATGCTATCCTCTGCCACCGGCCAGCAGATGGCCATCACCGCCAAGAAGATATCGAAGGCGGTAAAGAAGCTCGGTCGCAAGATGAAAGGGCCGAGAATCCGCAAGATGATCCACGAGCTTCGTGTGAACCAGATCGTGCCCAACCTGATCGCATCGAGCAATGGGTACTATGTATCCACTGACCAGAAGGAGAAGGAGCGGTACATTAAGTCCCTCGATGAGCGTATCGCAGCTATTCAGGCAGTGCGCCGGTCATTCACCATCAGTGAGCAGCCGAAGCAGCTGTCGGTGACCAAGCGCAAGAAGGTGGGCCGGCCATTCTCCTACCCATACAACGAACTGATGGTAGGCGAGTCGATCAAGGTCGATCGCATCACCATGGCCGCTCAGGCAAACCTCTGGGCCCGCAGGAACAACAACGGCCGCAAGTTCAGCTGCAAGACAAAGCTCGATGGCTCCATTGAACTAACCCGCATCAAGTAGCATGACAGGAACGAAGCTCGTTAACCTGTTCCTGAGGCTGGTGTTCCTGCTGTTGGTCGTGGGCATGTGCTGGGTGACACAGATGCTGTACCCCATGCTGCTGCTGTTCATGATCGATAAGGTGGGTGTAGATTGACCATGACTGCGAAATCTTTCGTACCTTTGTGGCCATCATGGCAACGAAGAATCACGACCCAATTCTACTGGCAAGGATCAAGCAGCTCAGGGATGGGCTGGGTCCCCAGCCGCTTGCAACACTGTGGGCGGTCGAACCCTCCCTGAAGGTGGGCGCAAGTAGGTACCGCAGGATACTGTGTGGCAAGGTGTACCACGGCGACCTCGGCCACATTGAGCGAATGGAAAAAGCGAAACAAAAACTGACACAAGCACGACAATGACGAAAACGCAGGCCAACCCTTGGCTGCAGCTGTACTGGCGAGACAAGCGTAACCCCGATGCAAGTGGCGAGGGGGCTACTCTGAAGAATGAGGACAAGGCGTACAAGATCTGTCAGATGAACAACCGCCTGTTCCCGAACTTCCACCACTGGTACGAAGTAACCGACAAGGACGAACAAACAAGCAAATCAACAAACCAATGAAGCAAGCAGTAGTAAAGTCGGTCAAGGCTGGTAATCCTTTCGATGGCCCCAACGGTATGTTGTACGGATGGTGGGTGACCATGGACAACGGCGACAACATCAGTGTCAACACCCAGAAGCAAGACACTCCCCCTTGGCGCGAGGGAGAGATGGCCTTCTACGAGATCAAGAAGACGCACCAAGGCAAGAAAGGCCCTTGGCACACCGCCAAGAAGATCAAGAACCCTGCCTTTGGTGAGGGAGGGGTCAGCGGTAGCTCTACATCTACTGGCCATGCAGGCCACTGGACGCCTGAGAAGGAGAAGAGCATCATGGTGCAAGCGTTCATCAAGAGCATCATTGAATCAGGCGCTGCTCAGACCAACTGGGAGCCCCTTCTTGGCTCTGCCATTGCCCTGCACGACAAGTACGCTGGCAAGCCAGCTGCAGCACCTGCACCTGCCCCGACCACTGCCGCGCCCGCACCCGTGCAGAAGTCCATTGTGGATCCTCCTGACGAGGACGATTTGCCCTTTTGATTAGCCACTTCATTTACCCTGAAACACAAGCAACAACATGAACTGGGATTGCCTGATTAAGCAGTTTCTTGCTGCATCACTTGCCATGGGCCTTATTGTTATTCTGGCATCTGCTGGGATTTTCATCCTTAGGAAGACAGAGGACAAGGGCGCACTGCAGCCCGTGGCGCTGGCGCTGTACTTCATTGCTGTCTTCACGATGATTGGCTACGCAGCCGAATGCCTGTAACACCATGGACGTAGTCAAGCACATACAAGACCTGTCACTGTCCGTGGTCAATGGACACGCTGATGCGGCGGACACCTATGCTCACCTGTACAACATCAAGAAAGCTCTTGACGAGTGCATTGACATGGTCAAGGAGGATGCCGTCGAAGAGGTGAAGAAGTACGGCAAGGAGGGGGTTGTGAAGATGGGCCTGCTGATGACCACGAAGTCTGGTCCGGGCCGTTGGAACTACTCTGGCGTTGCTGTACACAAGGAGCTACACAAGAAGCTCAAGCAAGTAGAAGAGCTGGCTCAGGCTGCCTACCGCACCGGGGCCAGTATCGCGAATGATGATGGCGAGCTGATCGGGCCGGCGACTTACCTCGCTGGCTCTGACACCGTCGTCTGCACCAAGGCCAAATAACAACATGTCGGACAAGAACAACAAGGTCGTCGTAGAGACATCGATCCCGCTACCGGTAAGGACCGTGCGCGGAAGGCCGCGCAGTCAGTACTCTGAAGCGCTTGCATCTATCAATGTAGGTGAGTCGTTCCTTTACCCGGTGCGCAAGAGCGTCACCTCGTCAAGGTCGTGCATCTACATCTGGCGCAGGAAGTTCTGCCCGGAGCGTGCGTTCAAGACCGCAGAGGAGAACAAGGACGGTGTCAAACACATCCGGGTATGGAGGGTAGCCTGAAGTTGAGGTTTGAGCTCGATGAGCTCGTGAGGGAAAGTCAGGGGGCAGTGACGCCCCCTGACCGTCTCACGGAACTGCAGACCAAGATATCTGCGGTGAAGTACACGCTATCTGCCCACATGACCGTGGCTGAGCAGAAGATGCTCCTTGCCAAGGATGCATACGAGACGCACTTGGTCAAGCAGAAGCTGATGCTTCAAGCCACCTATCCAAAGATGTCTACCGCCAAGGCCGCTGATATCGTGGAGAACGAAGCGGACTCTCACGCCCTTCGTATGAACGTCATCGACACCAAGGTAGAGTACTCGGCCCTGAAGAACAGGATAGATGCGGCTAAGGATGTTCTGGTGGCGTTGTCCATGCGGATCAAGGGCCTTGAGCAGGAGGCTAAGGAGGGTAGGCATCACGTCTAACGGTTTGCAGCTATACGCAGTTGTGTGTCGGCTTTGTGCGGTGGGAAAATTGCGTATAGGTGCTGTTATAAGCTGGCTGCGGATTATTAACGATAAACTTAAATTGAAATGAAAATATTAATAGCTTGTGAGGAGAGCCAAGAAGTTTGTAGAGCTTTCCGAGAATTAGGATTTGAGGCTTATAGTTGCGACCTACAAGAATGTAGTGGTGGAAAACCCGAATGGCATATTGTAGGAGATGCAGTAAAAGAGGCTTATAGTGGCAAATATGATATGATGATTGCACACCCACCTTGCACTTATATGAGTAGGGCTGGAGCAAGATGGATGTATCCAACGGCAGGTAATTTGTGCCAAGATAGATATGCAAAAGCAATGGAAGCAAAGGCTTTGTTTTTGGAGTTACTGAACGCACCAATTGAATATATTGCAGTTGAGAATCCAACACCTTTAAAAGTAATAGGATTACCAAAGCAAAGCCAAGCGATACAGCCCTACGAATATGGACACGAATTTAGTAAGCGAACTTTATTGTGGTTGAAAAATTTGCCACTATTAAAGCCGACCGATATTAAAAGCAACTATAATCCGTATTTGCCGAGCAATACAGGAGGTAAGAAACGAGGACAGAAATACCAATTTGTAAACATAAGCCAAAAGGAAAGCTCAAAAACTTTTAGTGGGGTGGCAAAAGCTATGGCTGAACAATGGGGAACTTTCATTCGGAGCAGGAACGTAGCGGCTTGCTTATAACGGACATTGCTTGACGCCGTTGGCTCTGCAATGGCGACAAGCCGTAGTTGGCCCCCGTTCTTTTCTCTTCAGGTATTGGGGTCATTGGCTTACAATTAACAACGACGAACATGAGCAAACTTGAAAAAGAGTGGCCGCACGACAACTGCGACGAGTGCGGTGGTGATCTTGTGATACGAACAGACTGCGAAGAGGGCGAACTTGTCCACGATGGGGATGAAGCCTACTGCCCAGAATGCAAGCGAGTGGTGGGTACGGTCTCCGTGGATGACAGCGACAGCGATGATGATGCACCGGGCCATGCGTGGGTCAATCAATTCTGGTGATGGTAATTCGCATTGCCACCATCTACCAAATAAACGCAAGTCCGTAAAGCAAACGACTACAAACGAAAGCAAATGGAATCAACTCGACTGAAGATCAAGCGAACCACATACCCCCCGCAACGCCCACCATACCATAGCGAAGCAGCATACCTCAGGTGGTCAAAGACCATGAGGGTGTCTATTCATGCACGGAGGGATGTGGACTGGGGGTGGGTAAAACAAGCAAAGCCATGAACACGAATAAGGAATGTGCCGAAGCCATGCATCCAAGCAATGAACGCGAGCGCCAAACTTCAGAGCAAATGAGAGCATACTCGCCAAACAAGAGCATCGAGAGGGTGATCGCCAAGTGTATCTCTATCCTTGAGAAGAGGGGGATCTACTCCACCAAGGATATTGTACGCTTCCCGATCGGCAACCCAGCCCTTCCAGCAGTGAGGGCCGCGATATGCTATGTGCTGCACAACCACTACGGGTTCAAGAATGTGGCCATAGCAAAGGCGATGAACATACAGTCGTCCACCGTCCTAAGGAAGATGATGAGCAAGGTTAGGCGAAAGGACGCCGCACGGAGCCCAGAGCAAAGGATCTACAAGGAGCTGTGTAATGGGCTTGGTGTAGAAGAGGTGTACTCTCCCCTTGGGCCCGGCGGCGTAGACCAGACCAAGGCCGGCGAAATAGCCAACACCGTTGTCGACGCGGTAATCAAAGCAGCGCAGGAAAACGGACTGTGGATCATAGCAGAGGCCATACATGGTGTAGAGAGGTTCTCCGACATTATTACCGCAAGGCACTGCTGCATGTTCATCCTGCGAAAGCACTATGGATTGCCATTGGACTTTGTTGGGTCTACCATTGGTGGTAGAGATCACTCGACTGCCGTGTATGCGGTCAAGGTCTTTACGATAAGGGCAAAGTCAGAGCTGATGTCAAACTCCATATATCGTGCCGCGTGTGAGACGCTTGGCATTGCTCCGAGGTTCCCTGAGATAACCGAGAGCAACATGACGGAGAGCATCAGCGATGCATGGACCAGAGGGGGCAAGAAAGCCGTTCTGCCAAGGCGCAAGTCTGGAGACGACCCCGGTGGCTATATTGTGCCCGTCAACTACACCGAGGAAGAGAGGAGGCTGATCGAGAAGTTGAAGCGAGACGGAGCATTCAGAGTAGTATAGCATGACAGCACAGAAACCAAAGCCAAAAGCAGTTGTAGATACAAGGCCGTACGAGCTTGGTCTTCTCAGGGGGATGTACGACAGGGCTACGGCCCGCGTTATCGCTACAGAGGCCACGTCGCACCACTTTGCTCACGAGGACACCCTTGCTGTGTTCAAGTCGTTCCAGAGGCTGCATTTCGCCGGGATGACTGTAACGCACCAGACCCTTCATCTGGACCTCACTTCGTCAGGGGTGATGACAAGGGATGATGCCGAGAACACCCTTGCTGCCATTGAGCAGCTTCCGCCACTGGCGAATGCCAAGCACCTGATCAACGGGCTTGGTCAGCTGATGGCGCAGAAGCAGCTCGGAGACCTGACAGAGTACCTCCAGAAGCCAGAGGCGATCAAGAACGGCCTCGCTGGTGCGATGCACAAGATCAACGAGTTCGTCATGTCTCACCACGAGGTGGTGGGCAAGAAGTCCGAGACCTTGGTGGAGTCCATGCAGCGGGCTATTGAGAGGTCTGGACACGATACAGTGTGGCGTCCGGGGCTTGGGAGGCTGGATGACTACTGGAAGATACGTAAGGGCAGCTACACGGTGATCGGCGGCGACTCTGGGTCAGGGAAGGCGCAGCCCCTTGACGCAAAGATCCTCACGCCAAGTGGGTTTGTCACCATGGGGTCTCTGAAGGCGGGGGATGTCATCACCTCGGCATCGGGCGGCACCACAAGGGTGGTTGGCATTTTCCCGCAGGGCGTTATGCCGGTCTACAAGGTCACCACTACCGATGGTTGCAGTACAGAGTGTACCGATGATCATCTGTGGCTCACCAGCACTATGAATGACAGGAAGAGGCTTGGTCACGGGAGGGTCCGCACGCTCAACCAGATCAGGCATTCGTTGAAGAGAGAGAGTCGTAGTAATGCATGTAACCACGCAATACCACACACCCCGCTTGTGCAATGGCAGCATCAGGGCAACATGCTACCCATTCATCCGTATGTTCTTGGCGTCTTGATTGGCGATGCATCTATGCGAGTATCTATTAAGCTCCATAACCCTGAGCCAGATATTCAGAGCAGGGTGTCATCACTCCTTCACGACGGGGATAAAATGAATGTAGCCAGTGACGGGATAACCTGCTACATAATCAGAAAAATAAGAACTACATCTCCATCGTACACAAAGATGGCGATGAATGAGCTCGGTCTTGGCGAGTGCAGGTCTTGGGAAAAGTTCATACCCAAGCGGTATCTCATGGCTGCCGTCGATGATAGGATTGAGCTTGTCAGGGGGCTGTTTGACACAGATGGGAGTGTGTGCCAGCGCGGTCAGCGAATAGAATACACCACTTCGTCCGAGCAGCTGTCAAGGGATGTTGCATTCTTGTGCAGGTCTCTTGGCGGAATCGTGTCCATTAAGCCAAGGATACCAAAGTACACATACAAGGGTCAGCGACTGACGGGCCGGGTGTCATACAGGATGAGCATTCAGTTCCCGAGCGGAATCATCCCCGTATCGTCCGAGAAACACCTTGCGAGGTGGCGCGGGACGCAGGTTCACAATCACAGGTCCATTAAGTCGGTAGAGTATGTCGGTGAGAAGGAGTGCCAGTGCATCGCTGTCGACTCTCCGGACCACTTGTACGTCACCGACGACTTCATTGTGACTCACAACACCGCCCTCATGGTAAACATGGTTCTGTCCATCGCCAAGCAAGGATCCCATGTGGGGGTGATCAGCATCGAGATGTCTACAGATGAGTTGACGTACAGGGCTGCAGCAATGGAGTGCGGCGTTCCTCACGAGAGGATCGAGGATAACACAATGTCTGATGGAGAGCGCCAGATCCTGTACAACTACATGGTGGCCAATAAGGATCTGTACGAGAGGATACATGTGGTCGACCCGGCATTCGTATCGGCAGAGGAACTGCACGGCCTGTACAATGACTTCGTGGCCACATATGGGTGCGAGGTGGTGTTCGTTGATTACATCCAGCGCATCGGCAGCAAGGACAAGGCTGTGTCATCCAAGATCGACAAGGTCTCACACGCTTCCGAAACCCTGACAGCTGTAACCAAGGCCACGGGGGTTGCAACAGTTGCCCTGTCTGTGCTGGCCCGAGATCACAACGCCAGCAAGAAGGGGCTTGACCACCTGAAGCACTCTGGGCAGATCGGGCACGATGCACACACGGTCGTTATCCTGACGCCAGAAGCAACCGATGGCCCTCCGGGAGAAGAGAAGCTGATCCGCATCGAAGCAGTGAAGAACCGAAAGGGTCCGTTCTTCGCAGAGACGCTCCTGCTACACGGGCCAACACAGCGCATCACACACGCTGGATTCAACATGGGATACTCAACACAAGACAGAAGCGAGCAATGAGCAACTGGATAAGCGTCAAGGACAGGATGCCCCCGCCAATGACCTTGGTGCTGGCGCTAATACAATACGACACGACCCCCATTATTGCCGAGCGAAGAGAGGTTGGGGGAAGAGAGGAGTGGTGGGCGACCTGCCCCGAGTACGGCGAAGTGGTCGGCGATGGCTACTGGTTCGGAGTATTCGAAGGCGCTGGATCGATGGTCACCCATTGGATGCCACTTCCTGAGTCGCCAAAGCCATGAGTGGAGCCCTCAGAAACCCCAATGCACGATTCGTCCTCGCCCACAAGGTGAAGAAGGAAGTGTGTCCATCCTGTGGTCACAGGGGCGTGTATAGGAGGTATCTGGACAGGCACACTGGCGAACTACTGCCAGAGCACGTAGGGTCATGCGACAGAGAGAACAACTGCGGATACTACTACTCTGCCAAGCAGTGGATCGCTGATGGCGCCGTAGTACAAGACACTGAGATCATGCACATACCAACACCACCGCCACGTAGAACAGACTGGCGCTGTCCAGAAGAGTTCGTGGAGTACACGAACAAGAAGCACTTTGACAACAACCTACTGAACTGGCTTCGGACACATCTGGATGAAGTAACGGCCACGCAAGCATTCCAGGGGTATGGCTGCGGTACATACCCCATGGGTAGGAACCACCCCGATCTGCATGGTGCTACGGTTTTCTGGCAGATCGGACTGGACGGCAAACACCGCTCTGGCAAGGTCATCCAGTACGACCCGGAAACAGGTAAACGCAGGAAGGACGTCAGGGCCAACTGGATCCACTCCATTGTCACCAAGCAGTCCATGGAGGACATCGGGTGCGCTCAGGTGTACTTCGGAACACACCTGCTGAACGAGTACCCAGACAAGCCAGTAGCGCTGGTGGAAAGCGAGAAGACAGCCCTGATCTGCTCCTGCCTGTATCAGTCCCATGTATGGCTGGCCACAGGGGGTGCTCAGTCTCTGAACGTAGAGAGGTCCATGTGCTTGGCCGGCAGGGATGTGGTCATCTTCCCGGACTCTGGGATGTTCGAAGAGTGGTCTGTCCGGGCGCTGAATATCGAGCCCATGCTGGCCTCTTGCCACGTCTCGGATATCCTCGAGGCCATCGGGGCTCCTTCCGGGGATGACATCGCTGACTTCCTGCTGCCGGAGAACAAGTTCGAAGCGCTTGGCATTGAGTTGCTCCCAAGCCTACCGCCAAGCCCGGTAGAAAAAGAGCCTAAGCCTGTATGGGAGGGCGATGGCGATGAAAGCACCTTTGCCGGGATACCCCTTGTTCTCATTGACGCCCCGCCCATTGAATCACCTCTGGACCGGATACTGAACCAACCGGGAGTGCAAGCACTCGTCCAAGAGTGCGACATCGATACAAGCAAACTAACCATCAAACAACTGTAAGTCAATGGCACTACTCATTCTGAAGATCATCCTATGGGCGCTGGCGCTGCTTTGTACACTCGTGTTCATGGCCCAGCTTGTAAGCGCTGCGCTGATCATGGCCATGCCGTATCCAAGGGGTGGCTGGAGCGTCAGCCTCATTCCTCCTGCGCTGGCTGCAATCCTGTTCTACATCATCACCCAGCTGCCATGAAGATTACCATCGAACCAACCGGAGACGATGGTCTCAAGCCGGCCCTCCCATCCGAATACCACCACAGGGTTGTCATTGAGCACCCAATGCAGGACCCCGGTGCCGAGCACGCATTGGAGCTGGTGGCAATAGCCCTGATCGCCTACGGCTACCCCGAGAAAACAATCCGTGAATACATCCCTGAACCATGAGCAAACCAACAGACTTCCAAAAGCGCGTCATTGAAGCTATCAAGCGAGAGCTTGACTACTTGGCCACGAGTAATGACATTGATAGCCCGAGCCATGGGACATCCATCGACAACGACATGTTCAACCACATGGATGAATGGTGGCCAGATCAAGACCTCCCCATTGCCGGAGAGCGATTTCAGGATCTGTGCGACATCGTGACAAGGGTTGGAAATTTGTGGGTAGCAATAGCAAGCCTTGAAAAAACCAAGCGATGAAACACATCACAACCTACCGGGAGTACAACATCTGGCAGTCTGACGCCGATGGCCACTTTGAAGCATGGAAGTCCAAGAAGATCCTCGATGTGATGAAGGATGGGACCAAGGTTGCCAAGGACTTGGATAGGATCGTTCTTCTGGCCACGACACTGGAAGGAGCCATGAATGAGGTCGACGCCAAGCTCAAGGCAAAGAAGCTATTGAAGAAACAACGCAAGCCCTATGACCCGCACAAAGACCCAGCCCAAACGAGGATCGAATAAGTGTGTCTACTGTCACGGATTCGGCCTTTACAAGTCCTACGTTGACTTCGGAGCAAGAAGGGTCATGGAGAAGGGCACCCATGGTAGACCACAGTGGCCCAATGAAGCAGTGTATGCCTGCGATGCCTGTGGGCTACCAGCAGACAAACCAAGGTGTCCTGTTGCATTTGTAAAAAGAAGTTAGTAGCTTTGACCCACCAATGGATGCTGAGATAACCGAAGCCCAGATCAGTATGATCATCAGACTCCTCGAGCAGAAGAGGGTCAGCATGAGGCTCGCCTCTCGCATCATTCAAGCACTGGTAGAGCTGCCTGACATCAATGACGATGGACTGAAGACGCCGAACCTAAAACCAGACAAATGACAAGCAAGAAAGACATCACAGCAGCAAAGCGCCTTCTTGAGCGCAATGGATTTGAGGTCAAGGTCAAGCGCCCTGAGCCCCGCATCGGAGACATTTTCCAGATCGATGGATACAAGGTGCTGATCACCTTTCACCAGCTCAATAGCACTGGGCCTGATGATACATACTATTGGGGTGGCGTTAAGGTCCATGAGTCCAATTACGAAAATTCATACCGGGAACCATTGTGGATCGACTCAGAAGAGTACCACAGCAACCCCAATAGCTACAAGTACCTCGGGAACATCGACCTATCTGAAGCCATAAGCAAATGAGCAAGCACGAACGACAGCTTCAGCGCATACTGATGACAGGACTGATTGTGATAAGCATCATCCTGTGCATCGACGCAGCAACCAATGAAACCGAATGCTGTCCGAAGGGAGGGCAATTCGGGGCCGGATTATCAATTCTCGTTATAGCATACATCGGATGGCCCATAACACCTGATGACCATGAGTAACGAACGTAAGCCCCTGTTGAGCGATGGTGATGCAGGGAACATTGCATGGGATGCGTATAAGGTGTCCTCATCGCCAGAGCTGGGCGGCATTGCAGTCCGCGACCATTACGAACGCCTGATCACCGACGGCAAGCTGCGGGTGGTGGAAGAGGTGGAAGACATTGGTGGCAGATATGACGGATACATATGTTCAGGCTGTTCAAATGAGTCTGTTGAATGGTTCAATTACTGCCCCGGATGCGGTAACAAGATCAAGCGATGAAGACACTGCCTCCAGTACCAAGGAAGAAGAAGAGCAACACCTCTGCCGGCTGGCGGGTGATCGGCGGTATCCGCAAGTACTACCGCTCTCGCTGGGAGGCGAACTACGCCCGGTACTTGGAGTGGCTCAAGGGTTTGGGCGAGATCAAGAAGTGGGAACACGAGCCAGAGACATTCTGGTTCGAAGCCATCCGCAGGGGCACCAGAAGCTACCTGCCGGACTTCCGTGTTACCGCCAATGATGACAGTGTCAGCTACCACGAGGTGAAGGGGTACATGGATCCACAGAGCAAGACCAAGCTCAAGAGGATGGCGAAGTACCACCCCCACATAGTTCTGCATCTGATAGACGCCAAGAGGTACAACACGCTGAAGAGGCAAGTTTCACGGATAATCAAAGACTGGGAATGATCACCAACAAGCCAAGCTACAAGCAACTGGAGGACGGGACACTGATTTTCAGGTTCCCCATGAAGTTCCCTGCCACCAACGGCCCGGATGGGTTGCTGAGGATGGGTCCAAGTAAGTACAAGGTCAAGCGTGACTTCGTGGTCAAGCTGATCAAGGAGATGGACCCGCCCAAGGCTCCAAGGCCATGCATCCTGTGGTCTGCCAGACACTACTGCAAGCAGCCACTGGACTGCGACTCTGCGGTATCGGCTACAAAGCTACCTTTGGACGCTCTGGTACATGCTGGGGTTCTGGAGGGGGATGGGTTTGACTGCGTGCAGGACAACATCGCCAGACAGTACAAAGTGGGGACCATCAAGGAAGAGTACACCGTTCTGGTGCTCAAGCCAGTGAAAGACGGAGACCAGACACAGAACTCACCTTGGCCATTTGAGCAACTATGAACGGACCAGAACTCATTCGTCAGTACATCCTCGCCATGAAGGGTGTTGACATCGGAGGAATACAAGAGCCATCCACGCCGCATCAGTGGGATCTGTACTACAGGGCCCTGATGATTGCAATGGTGTGGCAGCAGAACCAATAAAAACAAGCACAGTAATGGGATACGCACACATCAACAACCTGTACAAGGACACCACAATCCTTATGTTCAAGGAAGTGTGGGCCATGGAGAAGATCCATGGTACATCTGCTCACGTAGGATGGGACCCCGACAACGGAGGCATTCGCTTCTTCTCTGGTGGAGAAAAGTACGAGAACTTCGTCGCGCTGTTCGACAAGGGCGAGCTGGAAGAGTTGTTCTCGCAGAAGTTCCCGACTACCAAGGTTACTGTATTCGGAGAGGCATACGGCGGCAAACAGCAGGGGATGAAAGCGACGTACGGCGACAAGCTACGCTTCATCGCATTCGATGTCAAGGTGGGCGATGTATGGCTTGCTATCCCGAACGCTCACAACCTCTCAGAGTCGCTTGGATTTGAGTTCGTGTTCTACACCAAGGTGCCTACAGACATCGAAGCCCTGAACGCAGAGCGTGACCGTCCGTCAGTGCAAGCTATGCGGAACGGGTGCGGGGGCGATAAGATCAGCGAGGGGGTTGTTCTTCGTCCGCTGACAGAGGTTCGACTGAATAACGGAGAACGCATCGTGGCCAAGCACAAGCGTGACGAGTTCCGAGAGACCAAGACGCCTCGGGCAGTAGACCCAGAGAAGCTAAAAGTGCTTCTCGACGCCAAGGCCATTGCAGATGAGTGGGTTACCGAAATGCGCCTTGCGCACGTTCTGGACAAGATGCCGTCAGATACGTCTCTGGAGCACACCCGGGATGTGATCGCAGCCATGACAGCGGATATTGAACGTGAAGCTGCCGGAGAGATTGTTATGAGCCGAGAGGCTCTCAAGGAGATAGGTGCGGCAGCAGCAAAACTGTTCAAGGGCAGCCTGAAGAAAAAACTACAAGCACAATGAGCAACGACAAGATCAACCCAGACCACTACAAGTCAGGCGGCATGGAGCTGATAGACATCTTCAAAGCCAAGTTCACGGAAGAGGAGTTCCGTGGGTTCCTTCGCATGAATGCCCTGAAATACTTGTTCCGGGCAGAGATGAAGAACGGGAAGGAAGACTACGAGAAGGCCCTGTGGTATGTATCCATGCTGGCTGGTAAAGACCCAAGGAAATGAGCAACGAGAAGCCAAGCGTACTGGACATTGAGTTCCGAGAGGATGGGTACCACGCATACCAGATCATTCAGATCGTGAAGGTCTGCGGAAGCATTGAGTACAACAGGTTCATCAGCACACCCAAGGATGAACTACTGTGGACCACTGCGGCTGACATGGACGCAGCCCACGCTATACTGTGGCTTGAGGCTCACTACAAGCACAAGATAGACCAGCTCAAGCAAGAGATCGAACTGCTCAAATGCGGACAGAGGCCATGACCACTGAAGAAATGTTGCAAGAGCTGGATCGATGCAGTAATGACGTCGAGTACATGCTGCGTACGTATGTCAAGGTGAAGACCGATGACGGTGTTCGCCCACTAACAGAGGAGGAGGTGGCTGCTGCGGTAATTCGGACAAGGTATCCGAACGTGACCATAAGGCCCAAGCGCGGATACTACAACCCTCCACTGTGGACATCCGCGTGGAAATGGCTCGCCAACAATCGTCCGCTACTTCCTGTACCGATCAAGCACTATCAGCCATGAAGCGAAGCACCCTCAAGCGCAAGGCCCCGCTCAGAGCCAAGAAGAAGGAACGAGTTCCCAAGGGGGCTACTTCCATCGAGAGGCTGCTGGGCGAGGGGAAGATCAAGAAAGCCTCTACACTGTCAACCAAGCGCAAGCCAACTGGCGAGAAGGAGGTATTCCGCAGGATCTGGGATGCTGCCGACGGGAATGCCAAGTGCCTGACCTGCGGTGTCCATATCCCAGAGGGAAGGGCCATCAACTTCTCCCACCTGCTCCCCAAGGGCAAGTACCCAGAGTACCGCTTGGACGAGAGGAACATAGTTCTGCAGTGCGGCTCCTGCCACATGAAGTGGCATAACTACGGGACAGAGCTCAGGGAGCACAGGAAGTGGAACCAGTTCTTCCTGAGGTATGACGACCTGTGGGAAGAGGCTCATACACCTAAAAAGTGAAAAGAAGTTTGCAGTAATGGGTACTGGTATATACCTTTGTGTCGTTGCCCGCCTAACCGCCAAAGCACAGAACCGATGAACGTAGATGCCGCCATATACGAAAGGGAGCAGGCTCGAATAGCGAAGGATTGGAGGCGCAGCGATGAACTACGCGAAGCCCTCGCAGACCGTGGCGTATTCGTTGTAGATACAAAGGACGGCCAAGAGGTGACACATACGCCCGGATGGACCCGTGAACGGTGGGCAAAGCAGGTAGAGCAAGACCGCCGCGCAAACGCTGCGTTCGACGCTTGGTTATACACCATGAGCCAAAACAAAGACCGATGAACACAAGCGAAACCTTCCGGCAATTCATCACACGGCGCAGCGGCTTCGGTCGCACACCTTGGGCCGCCGCTATTTGGGTCCATGCGTTCGGCGTGGCATCCATTACTATGGCCTTCACGGATAGCGCGTGGGCCTTGTTGGGTCTTATCGCACCTGTTACGCTATGGGTCGGCACATACATGAACTACACGGGACGATGGAAATAGTAGCCGCCTGCCTCTTGACCGCCGCATTCGCCATCTATTGCGCGTGCGACGATGATCTACAGATCACGTTGGGTAAGCCTGTGAAGCACGTCCAACAATGGCTGATCCGTGCCGCTGTGGTGGCGTTGCTGTGCGTGGTCATTGGGTTATCTTGGCTGGCCATTGGGTTGGCCGGGTTGTTCAGTGCGGTCTTTCGCTACACGCTGAACAGGCTGCGCGGCCTTTCGCCGTTCTACGTCAGCCCGTCGAATTGGTACGATTGGTTTTGGCTGTGGCTTGGGTCAATGCCCGGACATGGGATGTATTTCGGTGCGTTGATTTGGGCGCGAGCCAACTTTGCTAAAAATTGGAACCACTATCACGAAGGATGGGAGCCGTGGGTCAACTGGTCACATAGGGGAGGGCGCATCGCCTACGCCGTGGAGTTGCTTACCTTTGTGGCCGTGCTATTGATGCACGTTCTTTAACGTCTGAGGAGTGGTGGTCATCCGCGTATCTCGGTCAAAAGCTATAGCGGTGGCCATCCGGACAAATGTCTCCACCCGGTTCCCGTAAGAACACCGCATCAGGTGGATGTCAGTAGCCCCATGGACGCATGGGCACCGCTGGCACGACGGACCCCGGTAGGACGTAGGGTTAGCGCAAGCCTCGGCAGCAATGTCGGGGCTTGTTGCTTTGTGCTAACTTTGCAGAACCATGATGACCCCAAAGAGTATAGCCATATCCATTCTGGTCGTTGGGCTGTCGGCTATCATAGCCGGTGGCGTGATCGGATACAAGATCAAGAAGTGCCCGGAAGACCTGTCTGGCGTGTACCACAACCTTGGTGAGGACTATGCCAAGATCGTGCGCATGGCCAGAGAGCAAGAGGATAGTCTTCTTCTGGTCATGCAAGAGCTTGAGTCCCTGCGAAGTGCCAATGACTCGCTTCTGAACAACCGCCCGACAACCAAGAAAACCCTGTACCATGCGATTCGTTACGTCAATTCTGCTGACTTTGCTACTGTCGTTGACAGCGCTGTCGCAGTCCCAGAGTGAGCCAGAACACAAGGACTGGCGGGTGTTGTACCCACAGAAGAACCGTCTGATCACCATTGCGGATACTTCTGTACTGGGTAGCTACGAGTCCTTCAAAGCCATTGCCTCGTACCGTATCACCGAGCGCGAGCAGAAGCGCTACGCTGCCCGGGAGATCGTATCTACTCGAGAGGAGGCAAGTAAGGCCCGTGCTGCCCTGATGCGGGCCAACCAGCTCATTGCTACAAAGGACGAGACCATCGACCTGCAACTGGAGCAGATCCAAGAGATGGCTGACGTGAATCTCAACCTGCTTCAGAAGAACGCTAAGCTGCGTCCTTGGGCCACGATCGGGAAGGTGTTCGTGATCACTGGCACATTGGTGGTGGTTGGTGTAGTGGCCGAGAATATCATCGACGCCTCGAACAATTAAGTTCTTGCAAAACAGCAAACTTCTTAGTACCTTTGCGTCCATAAGCTAAACCATATTTCAAACCTACGCATCGTTCACAAGAGCTGCAACCAGTGGAAGGGGAGTAAAACGATCGAAGAGCTCGGACTGAGTAACAGACTGGCTTCCAAGTAGTTATCTTCGTGGTCTCTAAGCCTACTTTAGATGCCACGCGCTACAATCGACCTACAAGCAGCCTACGGGCTCGACTACACTAAGGGTGTTCGTCAGCTTGACCAAGACATGAACCTCGCTCAGGCGCAGGCTCTGTTCCCCACCTTCTATACACGGATGACCACCCGTGGCCCCATGTTCAAAAACCAGCCGCTTACCAGCGCGGAGTTCATGAAGCTGAGCTGGTTCGATGCCTGCTGGGGAGAGGCTGTGTGGAGTGGCTTGGGCGGTGGGCAGAACATCACCAACGGCTACCTGAACAGTCAGAACGGGGTGATCGTACCCAAGGGGTACTACTACATGACCATCCCGGCCGAGTTCTCTGCCGGCCGGTACAAGGCAAATGGAACCGGATTCGTCAGCCCTACGGTCGGAAGCGGTAACGACTCCAACAACTCCCGCTTCGCACCGTGGCATGAGCGGTGGCTCGGATCTCCCACTGAGCGTCACCTGTTCGTGAGCGGTAGCTGGGGGCTGGCCGGCAACCAAGGCTATGTGGAGGGTACGTGGTTTGAGGGCGGCTGGCGCTTCGACGGTCGGCATGACGCATCTACTGCCATCATCAACGATGCGTTCTACTCCACGGCTCTGCGTCAGTGGAAGCCCGGAGAGGTGACAGGTATCGACGCTGCATGGGCTGAGAACATGCGGACATACGGCTTCGAGTACTTCGGAGCTACCCCAAGCTACATGGGGAACATCAGCGCCTTCCAGTGCGTACAGGCTGGTCTTGGACTGGCGGGAAGCTGGGGTGCTACCATGAACATCGACGTACTGAGCAGCGATGCCTGTGGAGCGATGTTCGAGATGTATGCCTTGGCTGGAGCAGAGCAAGGTGGCACCATTAATATCGGGGCCATTAAGAACGAAACCATGGTAGCCTCTGCCGGCCGTTCGTTCCGTGGTCAGGTGGTGGGTGTGCTGCGTGGTCAGTTCGCCGTGAACATAGGCGTGGTATCCGGAGCGGTAGGTGGTGGACTACTCCCCGCCTTGTTCATCGCAGACAGCCGCCTGAGTACCGGAGCCGTGCAGCGTGGTCACCTGCGCATCGGGTCCATGAAAGGATTTCGGTACATGAACATCCTGCACGACATCCGACTTGGCCGCGCATTCCCGAAGATTGGTGGTGTTGACTCCATTGAAGCCCACAGCTTTGAGTTCGACTCGGCTGGAACCACCGGAGCCAACAGCTCTGCTTGGTGGACCGGGAACCAATCCATTGCCCCTACTACCGGTCTGGCTACATTCCGAGTGAATCATCAAGTAGGTTCACTGGCTCCGATCAACATGTCTCCTACGGCTACTCCGTACCGTGAGATCATCGTTGCTCCTCCGGCCTTTGGTACGGTAGTGTATCTGGATGGGTCTACGCCTACCCCTCCTGCTCCTTCTGTGCCTACTACGGTGACCGTAACCCTTGACCCTGCGTCAACTACCGGAACCTCTCCGTCTCAGGCCACGGCTCTGGTGTATGATCAGAACGGGTCGCCGATGACCAACGCCGGCACATGGAGCGTTACCAGCGGCAACGGCACGATCGATCAGAATGGTCTGGTTACTCCGGGTGGCACAGCTGGATCGATCATTGTTCGCTACACCCAAGGTGCTGCATTTGGAGAGGCTACGCTTACTGTATCCGCTCAGGCTCCGTCTACGCCTACCACGGTGACGGTGACGCTCAATCCCACGACCATCCTGAGCAATACCACCTCTCAGGCTGCGGCTACTGTGCTGGATCAGTTCGGTGGCCTGATGCCACTGTCTGGTACATGGAGTATCGTCAGTGGCCCAGCTACCATCTCCGGGGGTGGTTTGATCACGCCATCCGGGGCTGGCAGTGTTGTAGTGCGGTACACTCAAGGGGCTGCATTTGGCACGGCTACACTGACGGTCAACTCAGTCCCTACGCCTCCTTCCAACCCTCCGCTGTACGACATCGACTTCGCCGGGCAGAACATCATGGCTCTTCCGGGGTGCGTAGCTATCCCAGCCGGAGAGAACTGGCGGGCCGGAACTCTCTCTGGGTCTGTGTATAGCACCCGCTTTGGGAACTCTACAGCGTACAACACCCTGCAGCGGCTCAATACTCCCATTGCAGGAGTGCGAAAGATCGTGCTGAAGAACGCAGTGATCAAGAGTGACTCTACCGAGACGCCTACATTCAAGTTCCTGAATGACCGGACCCGGACCAATAACGCCCGGCAGTTCTTCCAGACAGGGACAAGCAGTAGCGCGTCTATCGGGTCGTTTGTTCCCAACGCAGCACCCCAAGACATCATCATCACGTTCGCTACGCCACAGAGCATCGCGACCTTGTTCGGGTCGGGTATCTCTGGTCAGACGAACTGCTTGTGGCTGGAGTGTACGGGTGTAGCGATGTACGCCAACCCCTAAGACCTTCGGTAGGACGACAGGTCCATAGAGAAGCGAAGCTCCCGTTCGATCACCCGGACGGGAGTTTTCTTTTCGATGAGTTCGTGCTGGTTATCCTCTCCGGGGGCGTATCGCCACCGAGGAGCCCCGTCCTCAGTGATGGACTCAATGGTCAGGTATATACGGGTCTTCTTCCCGTCTACCTCTGCGATATGGACGATCCCAGCGGGGTAGCCACCACTCTCACTCATCTTTTTCCTTTTGTGTTTCCCTTATCACCACGAATGGCTGCAGGCCCTCCAGAAGCCCTGTAATGAGGTCAATGAGCCTATCGAACATACCCTAAAGGTACGGCTTAGTTCAGCCCGCTTTCGGCGTTCCAGATCGAATTCACGACATCCTCATCGTCCGGGTATTCGCCAAGGGCTGCATCAGCCCACCCAGAGGCATAGGCGTTGGACAGCATTACGTTGTCCGGGAACGAAGCATCCCTACCCTCCTCAAAGTCGCCCCTGCCCATGTGGTATGCATGGAGTATGGCTACCCTGTCATCCTTCTCTGGTCGCTTCTTCATTTTCTTTGCCCTAATTTCATTACTGCGGCCTCCATCTCAACACTCTTCTTGTACACATTCTCAGTGATGGTGAAGTAAGAAGAGCATTCGTTGCACATCATCTGCACCTTGGGTGTTCCAAGGGCTGTAGTGGTCTTTCGGTTCCTCTTGGTGTCCGGGCTGCCGCAGGAAGGGCAGTGGTGCTTGTATCCACCCGCATGGACGCCGGCATGGATCTTGGGCTTGGAATAGCTGTATATCTCGCCGAAGACCTTCTCCAGAAGCTCCACATCCTGTTTGCAGTAGGCCGTCATTTGCCGGAGTGCCTTCTTATTGCCATTCATAACGTCCTTCCACAGCTTAAATCCGCCGGTCTCCATCTTCTGACCGAGGCCGAGGTATTGGGCCACGTAGTCGAGCTTGTTGGAGTTGAGCCTGAGCTGCCCCTTGACAGACTTCAGGGTGTCGAACGACACGAAATTGTTTGGGCACTTGATACGGTGGTATAGGCAGCGGGTGCGGATCCACGGGAGGTCGAACCTGTCTGAGTTGTGGGCGACTACTTCATCTGCGGTTACTGCGATGTCGATGAACTTGCGCAGCATCTCCTTGTCGTCGCCATTGTTCCAAGTCATGGAGTGTACCTTGTCCGAACCCTCCCACTTGTAGCAGATGCAGATGATCGCCGATTCCTGAATGATGTTCTCGTATGGGATGGTGAGGTTGTACCCGGGTCGCCAGAAGTACCCAGTACATGGCGACACCTCCACATCCAAAAACAACCTCTTTATTCGCATTTGCTTGTTTTATCGAACTGGATGTTCTTCAGGAACTCAGCCGCATACTTGCCTGGGCAAATAGTTGGCTTGGTGTCCCGGTGCAGCCAAACGTAGTCAATGTTGTACGTGTCGCAGAGGTACTCTTGCAGGTACAAGATAGATGATTTCATGGCTTCCGGCAATTCCTTCTCGTGGTAGTTGCCGATAAGCACAATACCAATGGTCTTCTTGTTGTGGCCCTGAGCGTGGTTGCTCCACTTGGTCACATCCAGCAACTGGTAGATCTTCCCATCGTATCCAATGGCGTAGTGGTAGGCTATTTCAGGCCATCCCTTGACCTGTGTGTGGTACTCGGCGATGGAGCGGATGGTCTGGCCACGAGTAGCTGAGTGGTGCCATACGATACCCTCTACCGTGTTCTCTGTGCGGTAGCGGTACTCTACGTCGGAGCGGCGAGGAAGCCTGTCCCTGAGGTCGATGATGTTGGATGAATACCCAATAGCCCCACCGGCTGCGGTCATGGTAACCGCACCCCTGATGGCCAACTTGGTGGCCCATCTACCTGCGAGCCTCTGGAGGTTCATTACTTGCCAAGGAGCTTCTTGAAGAAGAACCAGATGGACTTCCCGAGTTCATGGCTCAGGCCGAACACCATTCCAGTGGCCGAGGCTACGACAATAGCCAATGCGATGGACTGCTTGTTGAAGTACCAGAAGTCAGCATCGCTGTATATAGTGATCAGCTCAGTCATTTGGTGAATCGGTTGATGATGTCGGTGAGCGTGTCCTTCTTGGTGGCCCACAGGTATCCGGCTGCGTATCCGAGCAGCAGTGCAAATAGTTCACTCATCGCTGTCCTCTTTGGCGTTCTTACGGGTCAACAACTTGGTCTTCTTGCGGTAGTACACAATGCGGCTGATAAGGAATACGAGCGTAGCCGCAGCCACCATAATGCGCAGCACAGCCTCAAGCGCCTCTGTCGCATCAGGCAACAGCGACACCCATGTGGGCAGGGCTGCATTGATGATGCCTGAAGCGAGGAGGGCGGCGTCTTTAGCCTGATCGCTCGGTGTCATGGTGTTTGAAGACCTTGTTGTACGTCGATGATGTATGCTGCCTCTACCGCACATGTATCGTAGTTGTACACGCTGCGGGTGAGGGTGAATGGGAATGGTACGCCGATGATGGTCCACCCAATGAGCATCTGTTCTGTTCCGAACCATACATCCACCCACTCCCCTTCGCTGAAAACTTGCAGCTTTATCGGTCGGTCGGTAGTAATGAAGCCCTGACCAACCTCTTCAAGTCGGATGCGAATGTTGTCCGTAACACCTGTGGAGTTCGGGTTGATGCCTACAATGATCGGAGCGAAATCCAAGTATGGACCCGCTGGTCCGTTACCGAAAACGGTTGCCTGCTCAACAACCCCTATCACCTCTGTCATCGGGCCGTATATGAAACCGCCTTCCGGAAGCACGAACAGGAACTCCCACTCCTGTGCCATCATGCTCCACGCAAGAATGGATCCGGGTTCAAACGTCCCTATATTGTCGTTGTCGGACAACACAAAGAATAACTCAGAGATGGACGGGTTGGGCGGAGGAACAGGGAGTTCCGACAGGTCACCAACAATGTCGATTTTGAACACGGCATCCGGAAGACATGGATTCGGCGGAGCTTTGCACGTTCCGCTGCTTTGGAAAGACCCAAGCCAAAGGTCAGCCGACGAATCCGTCAGGTTACGGATGTACACCTGAACGGTGTCATCGTAGTCAAACGGACCAATGGTTGTGATGCCAGTGCCCACGCCGGCAACGGTTGTCACCACGTTGTCTACTACGTACTGGATATTCACCACCCCTCCGGCGCTATCTCCTACGTCGATGATGTCGATGTCGATGGAGAAGTTGTAGTCGGTGCAGTTGTCAACGGGACTTGCGGATGCTACGGCAGGAATGGATGAAGACGTGCAGTTTACAATGAAGATCCACGGTGTCTGAGTGTCTGTTGGATCATTGTTACTCTCTGCCTCCATGTACATACTGTTGCTCAGCGATGTAGTAGAAAGGCCGGCGAGAGATGCAAAGTTTCCTGACGTTATCGGCGTCCCACTATCATCAGTCCCATCGTATATCCGAAGTACATTGAAGCTACCCATCGTACCGGCCACGAAGTAGATTGTGACTGTGTTGCCTGGGTCATCAGAAGTGAATGTCCATGTCTGCAACGAAGAAGGTTGCTGGGTGAACATGAACACCTGCCCAACCCCCTGATATGGCGACAGGATGATCTCTCCGGGCTGCGTGCCTACGATGTAGTAAGCCCCACCCCCGTTGCTCAGATACAGCAGCGTGCCGGGGGCAGGCGTGCTGACGTAGGTAGCATCAACGTCGATGATGTCGCCGATGGCAAGGCCGGCAAAGGTCGGGTCGCCTGAGTTGATCAGGTCGTCGTCATCGCTGGTGATCAGGTACAACCCATCGTTCCAGTCGTAGTAGATGTCGTACAGGTCACCGCTGCCAAGGATCTGCTCAGGGCCCCCACACTCAAACTCCAGCTCCACTGGCTCGCTCACAATAGTTCCATCAATGGTGATTGGGCAGTCTGTACCGAAGTACGTTACGCGCACCTGCTGTGGCTCCAACAGACCAATGCTGGTGAAGTCCACCTGCTGGCCGGTCGCCAAACTATTCTCCAATCCCACCCAGATGGGCAACCACTCACCGTCGAACATTGCCTCCACAACAGCTGGGCGGAAGCGGGTGACGGCCGAGTCAGGGCTTGCCGAGATCACCTGCCATGGGTATGGGAATGACTGTACGTTCTGGAGGATGACCGGAGGGTACATCTGTACCGTGACTCCGCTGACACGCTGCCAGTACCGATCAAAGCCAAGTACACTCGTGGCCTCTACGATCTCTCCCTCGTTCAAGGGAATGAAGATGGCTCCGTTGAAAACCTGTCCAACGTAGGGCGACCACGCATTGGTGATATTGCCAGTGTTGGTTGCGATCAGGTAGCTTTCGCCGAGGACCTGACTGCCTTCGAACGACACATCAACAGCCGCAAGCACGGTACGGTCGGCCACGGGGTAGCTTGGGTCAACAAAGTCTCCCGCATCGAAGTCGCACTCGCTATCGAACGAGTTCTCGATCCGGATGTTCACCACATCGCCGGTATCGTATGGACCCAGCAGTGTCGTTCCAAGTACCGCCTGCTCGCTCGTTGTTGATCCGCCATTCACGGTTGCGACAAGATCTCCCAGCGGGAATCCTTCTGCGCTCTGGATGTCAACATTGATGAAGAACTGGTCTTCTCCACAGTCGCTCTGTGCCGTCACGTCAACAACAATGGTTCCGCAGGATCCCACCGGCGGAACAACTGTTCCGGTCGGGCCCTGATACGTGCAGTCTCCGTCAACGTAAGCGGCCCGTATCTGGGTAAAGTTGGTCCCGGTTGAGTCGAACGGGATCGGAGACGCGATCTGCACCTCTGGGATGAACGGTTGGTACTGCGGTATGGCTATCCATCCGCCCGGGGTCAGGATCTCCAGACGTACGTTGCGACCAGAGTACAGGGCGATCTGCGGGTCATCGCTCTGAATAATGTACGCGCCATCCGGGTTGTTTACCAGAGTGGCCGTGACGCCCGGGAACAATAGTCCGGGCTCGTCATTTGCGTATGTGACCCAAAACACCCCTCCGGCATCTACAACATCACCATTGGTTGGCGTGAAGCTATCCCACCCAGACCCATTCCACGTCACGATCGTATTCACCGTCCAGCCAGATCCGCCGGAATCGCTGACCACGAAGTAGCTATCTCCGATCACGGGGCCCGCTGCCTCGATGATCAAGCGCTCGTCGACATCAACCGCGCCGATCACGGTGTATGTTGCCGTAACGGCGCACGGGTCAGAGGGCGGCGGGTAGATGATCGTATCATCCTCTGGAGGGCACCCACACTGAGCACAGTAGCAGTCAGCCTTCTCAAACACGGCCGAGGCTGTTTCATACGAAACACAGCCGCTGGTCTCCGTGGACAATGGCGTGCGGTCTGCAACAGACTTGGCCCACAGCAGGTATAACCACTGCTTGCGCCACTTGTCACAGGATGCGTCTCCGTACTTCTTGCCAACGAGATACTTGGCCATTGCGCTCATGGCGCAACAGATGTACGTTATACGCCTCTGGCCAATGACCTCGTCGGTGATCTGCATTGCTTACAGGTTATTGACCTCGTATGTGTTCTCGATGATCAGACGGTCGCCAGCCATGTTCTTACGCAGGATGAACACTCGGGTGTTACCAGCGGCAAGAGCCAGCGGGAACGACAGAGAGAGTCCCGAATCCTCTGCGAACTTCGAAGCGGCAATGTCGAGGTTGATGCTCGACCCATCCACGTTCTCGACCTGCAGCTCCCATTGGGCGTTGTAGGGGAACAAAGTATCATCCCAGTCGAGGGTGATATTCTTGTCTACCTGCAAATGGAACGCAGTGTACTGCAGGTCCATCGTATACGTTCCGGGAGCAGAGATCGTATCTGTTTCCGGGACATAGCCAATGACGCTCTGGGTGCGAACCGGGATGGCCCCGAAGTCACCAGAGGAAGCAGTGGCCACTTGGGTGAACGTAGCAGACAGGTCGAACGGATTTGTCCAAGACCCAGCGCTCTTGTAGTACACCTCCAGAGATACAGGGTCGAATGACCAGTCTCCGTTGTTGCCTACGCCGCTGCCCGGTACGCCGATCTGGTTGAAGATGCGGCTTCCTGCAGCTGGGGTGAGGTTGGCGGTAGCCGCCCAGACAGCACCATTCCAGCTGTAGCCGGTAATGACCGTTGGGTTTGTGGAGCTATTGGTGTAGATCTTGAACTCGCCGCCCGGGGCCGGAGCCACCGTCGGGATGGTGTTGACCACTTCAATGAATCCGCTTGGGCCATTGCTTCCGCCGGGACCGGTGTCTCCAGTAGCTCCGGGAAGACCCGGCACGGCCGCTTGGATGACCTGATTTGTGGTGGCGTCTGAAGGGACTACGGTGCCGGGGGATGCTTGACCGGGGATGCCGGCCGGCCAGCCAAGTACGCTACCCGGGTTGGCCAACTGCACCGTGGTCGGACTGAGTACGTTCACGATGTTAAAATACCCAGCGCCGTTGATATACAGCCAGCCTCCGGCAACCATCCAAGAGGTGTCGCCAACAGTGGCGACGCTGGATGTATTGAGCGATGGAACAGTGAATGAAGTGAGCCCAGTGAACAACTCCGTTGCATCCTGTCCGTTGGCTCCTGCTGCACCGGTTGCACCGGCCGGTCCTTGGGGGATGGTCAGGCTAAGGGTCAGGTTAGGAGTAGCTCCGGTGATCGTAGCGGCGGCAGAGCTACCGGGAGCCCCGGTGGTTACTGTGCCAATGGTAATGCTCGGAGCAGGCCCCGGCTCACCTTGGTAACCACGAGGGCCACGAGGGATGTTGGGTGTAGCGCATCCGCAAGGGGAAGAGGTGCATCCGCACATATTAGCAGCAGTTTTTGATACGTTCGTACAGGTTCACGATGGCGCTCTGGGCCTTCTCTCCATCACAGATACCACCGCACTTGATGGTCTGGAGTTGCATGAACAGCTCAGCCGGGTCTTCGCAACCCTTTTTGCAAGGACTTGCGGGGTCGTAGGACAGCATTTTGGCGTCCACCTTTGAAGCGACATCGTTCACAAAGATGCAGTCAACGTCCACGATGTACGTGGCCGAATCCAGCGTGGCTGTGGCCTTCATCACGTACACACCCGAAGTGATCACGGTCAGGCCCATCATGGACTTGGTGATCGTCCAAGAGTAGTCCCCGTTGGAGTCGGGTGTGGGCACAGCCGTAAGTAGGTTGTAAGTGTAGTCGGGGTCACCAGTGATATCACTGCCCGGATACCACACTTCGAGCACGTAGGTGTCGAAATCCGATGGGGATTCTACGCCATTCTCGGGGCCGTAGCCGTCCGGATTCGTCTCCTCGTTGTAGGGGCGAGTAGTGTCGACGAGGTCGAACTCGTCGCACCCCTCACAGACCCGGGCCTCAAGCTGTAGCATGTTCGCAAAGTTATGGTATTCTCCTGTCGCTCAGGTGATTAGCCTTCAAGAAAGTTACCTCTCTACCGGGGTCGGGTCGCGGTACGGAGCCCAACCGGACTGCATAAACGAATTCATACGTTCGAGGTCCATCTCAGCCTGCGCCGCCTTGATCTCCTCCTTGAAGGCCTTGTAAGCATCGGGAGAGAGCGGTATTTGGTATCCGGTCATAAGAGTACCAGTGGTGTTGATGGCCGTCAGCCAAAGCCAAGTAACGGCCATAGCCTCCCTTTCCGGGTCTGTCAAAGCCTTCCCGCTTTCCACCCTGTCCATCAGGTACTCAAACCCACCGCTTGCATCAATCAAATTGTTCAGCTCATTCGCATAAATGCTCACGATCGGCAGGCTCGTAGCCAGAACATCCTCCATGAACTCGGTGGTGCCCCATTTCCCCTTGATGTAAACAGGCTTGCGGTACGTTATGTCCTGAACCAGCTTTGATATCTCCTTGGCGTCGGAATTATTCATTCCGAACATCTTATTCTTGGCTGCTGTGTACGCAGACGACCCAACGACATGATACAAGTCCCTGCCAATGGCCCCGTACTGGCTCAGCCACAGTGATGTGACAGATACCGTAGCCCCAATAAGAGAGCTTTGTGGAGACATGGACCTCTCAAGCGTCTCATTGGCCTCGCGCATGGCCTTCTCATACGCCACGCGAGCGCGTTCCTCCTCCTCATCATCATAGCCACGCACGGCTTGCTTTAATGCGTAGATCATTCCGAGGGTTATCGCTGGTGCGTACGCGAGGCGAAGCGAGGTGAGTGCGGTGTACATAAGCGTCTCCCCGATAACCCCAACGGCCTGAGCTGCTGCATCCTTGGCTATCTCAGACTTTGAGTACCTGTCGCCAGACAGCCTCACCTCTTTTTCGAGTCTTGTTAACCCCGACATGGATGCCATGTTCTGCATCCAAGCCCTTGCCGGGAAGTTGGACATCCAGCTTATAGAGTAACCCCAAGTCGTCTTCAGGTTGATGTACTTGTTCAGCGCTGGCAGCTTCATGAACTTCCTTGCCGAGAACTGAGTTGTGGGTCCAGATATCCTCTCGTAGACGCCATCGGCCACAGATCCAGCTTCCTCTATGGCTGCGCGGTTCTGGCGAACATAGCCCTCGCGGTCGGTGCGATACCTCTGCCTATCGAATGGCTTCCCTGAAATGCGCTGGAACTCCTTTTCAAATAGGGCCTCCCAAGACGATACAGAGAATGCGGTCTCTGGCAGAGATGCACCAGCAAGGGCCAGCTTCTCGAACACCATCTTTTTTTGGTATTCGCCGTCCCTGAACTCGAACACCCTCCGGAAGTTCTCCTTGTTCGTCAGTGCGCTTTTCGCATCCTCCATCAGGTCCATAGTGACACGAAGACCGGATCGATTTCTTGCGAACCACATTCCGAGTCGCTTCAGGGAAGACCCCCATACGCTTATCGGAGCGCCCGTTCTTAGAGGATAGAAAAGAGTCGCTGTGAAAAATTCCTGAAGTATCCTAAACGGCTTTGCGAGGATCGTGATCGTCTTTGCTCGGAAGGCATTGCGAACCAGCTTGTACACGCTCGCCTTTGTGAACTCGTGGATCATCGAGCTCTCAAGAAGTGTCGCCGCCGCTGCATAGTATTGCTTCTTTGAGCGATCTGTCTTCTTGGCTGCGTTACTCAGGATATGGTTGATCTTCTGGATGGCCGGAGTGAAGTAGTAATCTACCGCCACCTGTTCGGCGTTGTAGAAGAACAGCTTCTCGAAATTGGTCCTGACCGGAGTGATTTCATCGCTCAAGCGCTCCATGCCTGTGGCAGATTCGATCGACAGCAAACCGCCACGCTGCGCAAAGTACCTTGGCGCTCCTTTAACATCCGCATCAGATCCCACGCGGATGAGAGGCATGTGGAACATCAGCATCTCCATGGGCTTGCCGCGAAGCTCGTTCGCATACTGCTGCATGGGGGCCAAATTCTTCTCCTTCCATTCCAGCACCTCGCGCAGGAAGCCAAGCTCTTTCTTGGTCAGGTACTTCGGTTCTCCTGCGATGAATGACTCGTACACATCCTTGGGGTCGACCTTGCCGTTGGTCTTGGGCATGGCCTTCCAGATGCGCTGGATGGCTTCAGCCTCCTTGGCATCCTTCCAGTCTGCGGCACGGGTCTTCATGTCGTCAAACCAGTCCCTTCGGCCAGCCGTCTGGCTGCCTGTAGACAGGTGACGGCCGTACTCCTGCAGATAGATGACTACCATGCCAAGCCGATGCATGGTGTCGTTGTTCCTGTCCATTAGCGGAACATTTCTCTGTATCCTGTCCTCCAGTCTTTCGTTTCCGATGCTGTACTTCTCTTTAAGCCTGAGGAATTCTGCACTGGCCTCGGATATTTTCTTGTTGGACTCTGAACTGGCAATCCTTGCTGGCGTGAATACATGGCGCCACATGGCACCCATCTTCACCGACCCAAGTCCAAGCATGTATTCCCAGAACGAAGCCGTTGCTGTTTCGAGCTTGCGGTCTACTTGTTCCCGGAACTTGGCAGTTGGTGTTTTGGCTGCTTCGATCTGCTTGGCTACCGCCCCAATGCCGGGTTGAGCCTCGGCCTTGGACACGATGGAGGACATCATCTGTACGTTGATGATCCCATCAGCCATGGCTGCTTCGGCCACGTCGTACAGCATAGCAAGGTCGAAGACGTTCATCTCCAGCAGCTGAGCCTCGGTTAGATCCTCGTACCGCTTCACCAAGTTCTGGTGGTGAATACCTTTGTTGCTGACGTCGATCTTGCCGGACTGCCTGAGGATCTCGAGCTCCAGCACAAGATCGTCCTTGATGGCCTTGATCTCCTTGGCGTACTTCTGCTCGAGAGCTTCCTGAGTGTTCGGAATGTCCTTCAGTAGCTCTGCGTGCTCGTCTGGGGTAATTGTCCCATTGGAAAGAGCGGCATTGGCTCCACGGATCAAAGCGTTGGTGCTCGAGATGATGTCCTTCAGTCCGTCTGTGTTGGCGGGGTCGGTGGTCGTGGCTTTGACACGGAGCTTCTCGAGCTTCTCCTTGGTCTTCTCGGCAGATTGCTGGCGCTTGACGGGGGCGTAGCCCATGACGCTGTCATAGATCACCTCCATATCGAAGTACCGAGGTGTTTCACGGGCAAGGCCCTTGAGGGCTTGGAGGTAGTCATCCAGCTCCTGCTCGGTCATCTTGCGCGGGTTGGCGCGAGTGAACTTGTTCACCCTTTCCTCGTTGGCTGGGTGGTTGCGCTGGCGGGCTTTCTTCTGGAGCTTCTTTGCTCGGGTTACCTTGGCGGCAAAGGCAGAGTCATTGATCACCCTGTCCACAACCTTGTAGAAGTTCTCCAAGCTCTGGATGCTGGCGAAGTTCACATCTGCCGCTGCGTCTGCGAGTAATCTGGCCTGAGCCAATGTCAGTGAGCCATCCAGTCGCAGGGCATCAAGCTCGTTGTGAACGGCTTGCATGATCTGCTTCTGGGCAGCAGCTGCCTCTTTCTTGCCCTGTGCGATGCCAGCGGCGGTCGATGCTTTTGCCGCTTGCATACCCTGTGCCACGGCCGTAGCCGCGCTCACGATGGCGTTGCGCAGGTTCCTGTTTACCTGCTTGAGCTGAGCAGCCTGCTCCTTCAGGATAGCCTTGACCTCGTCCTTATACTTGCCAAACTGCTCAGCGTACTTCTCCTTCAGGGCTTCTTTCTCTGCCTTGTTCTTGGCGTCCTTCTGAGCCATGAATTCATGGAAATCGCTGGCCAGTTGGCGCATACGCTCCTTCTCCTGCTCCTTGGATAGCTTCTGGTCAAGGCGGTACTTGGCCTTGAGTTCGGCCACGGTAGTTGGCTTGGTACTCTTTGTCTCCTCTTCCTCGGACTTGGATGTAGAAATACCATCCCTATCGGTTGGGGTGATCTCCGTGTACCGGATCTCGCTGTTGTACTTGGATGCAGCCGCAATGAGCTTCATCAGGTCTTTCAGCGTGGTCACATCGGTCAGGTCCGTAGGCAGTGAGTTCAGTCCAAAGAACCGCAGGATGGAATTGACGAAGTCACGGAGTTTGTCCTTGAAAGTCTTGTCCTTCTCGATCTGCTCATCGAACTTACCGTCGGCCACAGCCCCAAGGAAGTCTACGATGGCCTCTACCTTGGACTTGTACTTGCCGTCGTTGTCCTTGAGATACCTCTCGCCAAACAGCTTGAACATATTGAACTCCGGGTTCGACACGAGTTCATTGTACAGCCTATCCAGCTTGGCGTCATCGGCGCCAATGAATGCATCGAAGATGGGGTGCATGAGCTCGTGCGAAAGCACATGCGTCTGACCATCCTTGCTTGGGCCTATGTGTATGGTCTTGTTCTTCCAGTGGTAGAAGCCGCCCACCTTGCCACTTCTTTCACCCGGAGGTATTGCAGCCTGAAGGCTTTCCTCGGTATCATGGCGCACGATCTTCAGGTCTGGGACAAGCGCCTTGGCGAGAGCAAAGGCTTTCTCATCGGTCATGCGACCGATCTTCTTGATCAGCTCCCTGCGCTTTGCCCTGTCCGCCGAATCCACATCATCGGACTTCATGGCGTTAATCCTTGCGTCTTGAGGGTTAAATGTGCCGTAGTTGCCGGTGGCGGACTTAACATCATTGCTATTTGCAGCAACAGCCAACTCAATCTTATTTCCTCTACTAACTATAATGAGCCCAGTTGGAAGATCCCTTCTGCCTCCTTGTACTGGCTCTTGAACCCACCTGTCAATATCGGTCGTATTTTTTCTGAGAACAACTGGGCTTGAAAGCCTTACGTATAGCGGCAAGATATTGCCGCCTTCATGCCTGGCGTAGGACTCAGCCTCTCCGACATAAGGAGTTACGTAGATGCCGTTACCATAAAGGTGTTGTGACATTGGACTTACCACGAACTCATTGAAGTCCTTATTCGTACCATGGTACACCACCAACGGCCTTCCCTGCTCATCCACCACCTTACTATCCCCAAACCACCTCCAGAAGTTCCGCACCCCCTCCACGGTAGGATGGATGGGTCGGCCCTCGGAGTTAAACACCGTCCGCTCTACGCCATCCACCACCACGGTCTTGGTGTCGCCGATAGGCGTCTTGGGCTCCTCGATGCCATTGAACGCCTCATCCTCTGCGTCTGAGCGCATGGCGCTGATCCTGCCAGTCTTGGCAAGCTCGGCAGATGCAGCCTCCTTCACCTCTGCTCCGGTTGCTGCTACTACAAATGCCTCAGGAGTTCTTACTGTGCGCTCCTTTCCTACCGGAATGCCAAGAATGGACTTCCTTGTGGTTATCTCACCACCGCCAGTCTTCATGGCCTTCTGGCGAAGCGACTCAGGAACCTGATCAAGGCTTTTGTATGTCAGCGTTACGATCTGATCATCCTTGAGAGACTGGATTTCATTGGGCAGCGCCCCGCTTTGTGACTTCTGCTGCTGTTCGCGCTTGGGGATGCGCTGGGGCTCGTAGAGGTACGGGACCTCGACTTGGTTCTCTGTGGTCACTTCATTGAACACCACGTCGAATTCCTCCTGAGGCGTAGCCCCGAGCTCCATCTTCTTCACATGGAGGGCTGCGTCGATGGACAGGTCGTCATCCAGAATGGACAGCGTTTGGCCATCGGGCATGGTGATCTTGGCCACGGTGGCCACCGGGCCCTTTGTGGGGTTCTCTACGCCCGCAAACTGTACAGACCCATCAACGACGGCTGCGTCACCAAGAACGACCGGCTTGAACTTCTTCACAGCTCCGGAGGGACGCTGGTAGAAGACGTACTGGCCGTTCTCCTTCTTGATCACTCCGGGCTTGGGGCCGGAGACTCCGTCATCGAGGGTGACGGCAATTCCGTCGGCTGCTGCGGTTGCGATGGGCTGGGCACCACGGCTTTCTTTGCCAGTAGTCGGTCGAGGACTTGCAGCTGCAACCGCTTGGGTAACTGTGCGAGTCTCAGTTCTTGTTCTAAATCCATAGTCCTGTAGTTTTTGGATGTTGGACTCTACCACCTCCATCATCTGAGCCTTCTGCTCGGGCGAAAGGTCGGTGCGCTTGTCAATGTCATCCGCGATGTCGTATAGCCTGTCCTCTGCGGCCTTGAGCTTCTCGTCGTTGATGAACTCTCCAGCTCGCACTTGCTCGAGCACTGGACGCACGTCAACATCCTCCTCGACCTCTGCGACTTGAGGAGTATCTTGGGGGGTCTCTTGGGGGGCTGGTTCTTTCTTGCCCCCCTCGTCGGCTGCTGGCTTCTGAGCGGCCACCTTTTCAGCAAATCCATCAACCAGTGCGGCCGCCTCGGCCCCGCTCGCTTTTATGCCAATGCCGGCCTTTCCTTGGCCCAGAAGCGAGACTACTCGAGCAAATGACGGATCGCCGAACATCCTTGCCGCAGAAGCCATGTCAAGTATCGAGGAACGACCGTCAGCATAAGAGACCTCCACATAATTCGCCTCCTTGCGATTTATGAAATCAGCTGTTGCTTGTGTCAGTTCCTTTATACGAGCATCAAGCGCCCGCTTCATGCTCGGCGAAGTCTCCTGATCAGATTTCTTAGTCAGGTCGGATATCTGAGAAGCAAAGGCCGCATAGACCTTGGCCTCTCTTTCGTTTAGCCCAGCTCTTTCGGCCTCGTCCAAATGTTGCTGAGCCTCGGTGCGGAGCAGGTCCAGTTTAAGCGCCTGAGCTTCAGATATGTGCCCGCTTGTAAGTAAGGAGGTGATGACCGCTGTAGTGAAGTTATCGCCCCTCTCGATCATCATATCTGTAACCCACTGCGCCGCTGCGCCATCGACATGATTCGCCACTGCGCCCTTGCCGATATATGCCTTGACCGCCTTTTGGAGATCCTGCTTAGCGCTGGTGCTATTGAGTTGACCACCCGCGCCCAATATCGCAATGGGGGCCATTGAGATCAGCACCTCCTTGTTCTCTGGGTCAAGGAGCCCCTGCGCAAATTCATCCCACGCATCGCGACCAGCAAGGATGTTGCGCTCGGCAATGTTCTGGGGTATCTCCTGCATGGCCTCGGTCAGGTACTCCATCCCGGCCCCGGTCAACACCCTCCCGGCCTTGCTTGGAATGAACCTCAGCGCACCTCCAACAAAGGGAAGGCCCTCAAGGGCATAGGCTGGCAGTAGCTGTACTTGCGATGCGAACGACTTGTACTGCGCCTCCTTCGCCTTTTGAATATCTCCCGTCTGGGCAAACATCTGATCCTTGGCCCTACCGGATATGTCAGCGGTCTCGGCACCCCATCCAGCCAAAGATGTAGCAAGCAGCCTTACGGAGATAGGCAACCCAGCCCCTTTTGTGGATACAGCAACGCCTGCGCTCGCTGCAAGGCTCGGCGTCATTGCGCCTGCCAATTGCCCAGAAAGGGCTGCAAAGTTCTCGTAGTCGAGCAGGTCGGAAAGCTCCTTGGCCTCTGCGCGAGGCATGTAGTATGCTCGCTCCAATTCCTCCCCCCAGACGTATCCGGTTTCAGAGCCAAGCGTTTCGGACAACCCCTTTATGGCACCGCCAAATGAAGTAATAGTAGTCCTTGTGAAGATCTCAGAAGCATTGAGCATTACCGCCCCAGCGGGATTGTAGAGCCCGGCGAGCGTCTTGGCATCCTCCCTACGACCCTGCTCGGCCTTAGCAATAGCCTCGGCCTGTTCCGCAATTGTGGCCCCCCACGCCTCCTTGTAAATTGCCTTTATTCTTTCGCGCAGCTTTGGATCTTTTACTTTTGAGTCAAACTCCTTGTTGGCCGCTTCGATGCGCTTATTCGCATCATCAATGATTCTTTTTTGCTCTTCGCGATACTTCTGATTGTATCGCATATTGACTGCATTTGCCTCCTTGAGCAATGCGTCATTTACAGCTATAAAATTCTTGGAGTATTCTTCATGAAGCTGGCTTACGCGAGCATTGGCTGTCTGTGCATCGATCTGGCCTGCGTCGAGGGCGAGCTGTAGGGCAGCCACCTGTTGCTCATATCCCCCATTCAGCTCTTTGGCAGCTTGCGAGGCTTGGGACCGAAATACGGACATTGCCCGCTCGTAATCATTCTCAAAGCTACTCTTCAGGCTATCCAGCCCGATAGCCGCCTCCACGTTGATGCTTTCTGCGGTGGAGGTTAGCTTGGCACCACCCAATTCATTCTTGAACAGGTCATCGACCATGGCCTGTGCCCTTTTCTCCGCACTCTCACGGATTGGCTTGATGTCTATCTCCTGCTTGAGCCTGTTGTACAAGTTCTTCTTGAATTCCTCATCCTCGATACCGAGCCTTTGCGAATGCAGCTCAACGGCTTCCTTGATCCGGGTGGGGTCGGCCACCTTACCAGCGCCCTCTCGCTCCATTGAAAGTGGGTCACCAGTGTTGGAAGCGATCATACTTTCTTCATCAACTATCCTCTGAATGGCCTCGTCTGCATACTCCTTTAGATCCTCCTCGCGCTTCTTCAAAGAAGCCATCCTGTCCAGCACATCACCCATTTTGGCATCGTATGCCCGCCTCTGTCCCGCTGGGATCTGATCCTGATTGGCCATCATTCGCTCAGCCTCTTCCTTCAGGCTAAGGCGCTCCGAACGAACACTGCTGTATATCTGGAGCGTAGCGTTGTCCGTAGTTCGCTCCTCCTTCGCCAGCTTAAACTCTGCGCTCTTTTGCTGGGCGAGCTTTTCGTCCTGTGGCGTGCTGGTCTGCAATGGCCTTTGCCCGGCTATAAGCTGAGGAACACGCTCGGGAACGCTTTCATCCGGCCTAAATGGCTTTATCACCCTGCTCGTGCCGCCGGGTGCGCGTTCTTGGCCTCCTGTCCCTTGACCCCCTTGGGCGTCCGGGCTTTCGCTTGGCTGGGGTTGCCCGTCCGACAGCAAAGGAGATTGTCCAGCCTGCAATGGTGAGGCTGAACCCGAAGGACGGGCTTGGGCAAAAGGGACCGTAGGCGCTGTAGGGTTTTCTACAGGCGGAACCTCCGGGGACTTTTTCAACCCAGTGGTAATCGGATACTCGGCTGGGCGCTGTGAGATATCCTGAGGCGGATACAGCTTGCGCATTGCGCCTTCAATATCTTCCTTAGACATGCTGGACGGGAACTCGATAACCGAGCCGTCCGGCGCTTCAACCTCCACAAAGCCGGTTGTTTGCTTCTTGCTCATTTACTATGCTTGATTTGCTCCAGTTTACCAGTGGTCGGATTGTATCGCAGGCGAGCGCCTCCTGACGGAGCTGCTGGAGCAGCAGGAGCCACGGGGCCAAGCTGCTGCGGCTGGTCTCGATATAGGTCGGGGTTCAGTTGGCGCATGATCACCTCTCGCTGCTGCGGATCACGAAGCATCCTCTTGATGTCCTCTCCGGTGTAGTTCGTCCCACCGGATTTATTTACGGAAGCAGCCACCCAGTCGTCAACGGTCCGCATCTTCAGCATACGCTCAACAGCGGCTTGATTGTTAGATGCTGGCCACTGTGATGTACTCTTCCAGCTCGAAGCCTTTGATGTGATCTTCTGGATCTCGGACGACCTTGTGTCCTCGTCACCAGCCTTCTCTGTTTCTATCTTCCTGATCTCATCCTTGGCCGCGTCGGTCATTACTTGGCCAACAATAACCCACCGATTAGCCACGGCGTCGTATACGAAGTTTGGACTTCCTACGGTCTCCGGACTTCCCGATTTATCGTTGACCTGAATGGTTGAGTACGTTTTCCACGAATCCCCGCTCTTGTATTTCGGGGTCACGTAAACGGCATTCATGTCCTGTTTGTTCGGATCTCCGAAGTTGCGCATGAATTCCTCGAGCACGGTACCACGGAATACATCTGGGAAGTTGCGCTGGTTCATCACACCAGCAGTGGCCATTTCTGTGACCGGAGCCTCGCTACTACCTCCACCGTCGCCACGGTAGGTATCCTTCACGGTGGTGTCGCGCTCAATGCTTACGGGGAGCATTTGCTCCAGATACTTCTTGTTCTCCTCGTAGGTGCCGTAGCCGTACATGGCCGTCATCTCACGGGCCGCTGCATCGATCTGGGTCTCCCAAGTCTTCTTGGTCTCGTCGGACATGATCCAGAAGCCGCTATTCCTGTCGAACTTCAGCTTCTGTGGGATGCTGGCGGCGAACTTCTCTACGGATGGTGCGACCACGGTACGGAAATACTCATCCCGGCCGAGCAGGTTCTCGAACTGGTTGACCTTGTCGACGAGCTTCTTGAAGTCACCGCCGGTGCCATCGGTAGTGCCATATCCACCCAGACCGTACATCACATCACGAGCAAGGGCTCGTAATTCAGGAGTACTGCCGGTCTTGAGCGAAGCGGCATTGGCCAGATACTCCTCAGCCTTCTTGAATACGTATTGGCCACGCTGGGCAAGTCCTTCGAGGTCTGCGTTCATCTGGCGCCACTGAGCGCGAAGCTGCGGGGATGACATAACGCGCTTCCAAGCCTTGCGCTGATTACCACCGTCGTATGCATCCGCAATGGACTGGATGAATTCATTGTGCTGTCCCTTGGCAATACGGTTGAAGTTCTGCTGATAGGGATCAGCGGTCTTGAATGTCTTGGATAACTCCTGAGCAAATGCCTCGCGCTCTTGATCAAGGGCCACCTGACGATTGTTCAGGATGTTCGCGGCCTTGCTGATAGCCTGCATGGGCATACGGCCCGGGCGGGCGTACACCTCCAACCCGGTGCTGTATCCAAGCTGGCCGGGGTCTTGCGGGTTGGGATAGAAGTCCTCTTGCGTGAATGCCTCGGTCGCGCCGGGAGAAGACCATTCGCGGGTCACACCTGGGCCTTCGCGCTGTGGCTCAGCGGGCTGGCCGGGGGCTGCTCCCGTAGTAGCGGTCTGGGTCTGCGGGGCAGCAGCAGCCATCTGGCCACCAGAAGACTGGACAGCTTGCGCTATATCAAGAGGTTGGTCATTAGACTGCCTATCCTCAGCCATGATGGGTGGTAGTCCATCTGTGGCTGGGTTGGTGTCTTGATCACCTCCTGCGAGCTTGAAAAGGTCGTCTATCCTATTGGTGGCCATTTATACTGCTTGTTTATCCAAGAGGCTGACGCTGACCGATTGGCGTTACCTCGCTTCCCCATCGAGGCTGCATCGGAGACGGCATGTCGTACTCTCCAACCATTGCGCGACCCGAAGGGAGGGATGAGTTGATCTGGTTGGTCATTATTGCAGACTGCTGGGATTTCGGCGTACCGGCCCACTGAGCATCGGCATATGACTTATTGGCAGCGGGGATTAGCGTAGCCGCCTGAGCCAGCGATCCAATAGCCGCAGTTGCGCTGTCGGTAGCGGCTTGGCGAGCATAAGCAGCCTTGCCTTGAGCGTAGCTACGGCGCTTCATCTGAAGGTCATAAATACGGCTCTGGATGTTGTCGATCAGCCCGCCCTGAAAGCGCATCATGTTGTCTGCGTTCTGAGCGGCACCAGCGGCCACATTGCCCATACCGGTATTGAAGCCCTGCTGGGCGCGAAGCAGACCACTGATGGTGCTTGCCCCTCCGCCGACACGACCGATGTTTGTCTGGGTTTGCGCCAAACCCTGCTGCAGCCCACGGCGAGCCATGGCGGTAGTGGGGTCTGTGCCCATACGCATGGACCGCTCCATCTGCTTTACGCGGTTCAGATAGGCATATTGCTCGGGACTCACCGGCTGCAGGGCCTTGTCTGCGGCCTCGAAGTCAGCCTCAAGCCCCTTGGCCCGCTTTGCCTGAATGCCACCACGGATGGCGTTGCCCACGGCAGAAACACCCATCATTGCAAGCGGGATAAATGGTGCGATTGGCATTTACTTGATCGGTTTTAGTTGTGCAGACAGAGCCGTCACCTGCTTTCTGCCGGGTGTATTCCACACCAAGCGCAGGTAAAAGTACTGCTTTTGTGGTAGTTTGCGAGCGGGGTCGTAAGAAGAAAGTACCCTGTCGGCCCATCCTTCCCATCCATCATACTCCTTTACCCATAGTGGGTTGGGCGGCGAAAGCGGATTAGGCATCTCGCACATCACGTTCTCATCAGGGTCAAGGATCTGGATCTTGTCAGGCTTGGAACCAATGACCCTCCAGCGAATGAACTCCTTGAACGCATCAAGGTCTCCAACAATTGGAACGGTGATCGAAGCTGGGCGCGTGGCGCCATTGATCACCGAGCCAGTGTCGAGACTGAATGTCTGCAGGGACCGATGGCCGAACACGTTGTTGTTCACCTGTGTGTAGCCATCGAACTGGTAGGTATACAAGCCATTCCAAGCATCAATGGCCGGGTTGTACACAACGAGCGTTCTCTTGCCGTTGATGTTGAACGACATCCAAGCCTCATTGAACTTACGGTTGTAGAACCCGTTACTACCGGGCACATAACCGGTAGAGTAGCTGGTGATGATGGGCAGTAGGAACGCCAAGAAGCTGTCGCGAGCGATGTCTGTTACGCTGTCGCCGACCATGCGATATACGGAGTTCCTGTCGGCCCAGAAGAAGTTGTCTGCGTACCCATCGCCAGTAGGGGCAAAGCCCTTGACAAACATCTGCCACATCTGGTCCGGCAGGCCAATGTTACGCGAGATCCACATCTCGTCACCCCAGTAGTTGGAAATGGATTGAGTGGACACCTGCTCTCCAGACGCTCCGGACAGGATGTGCTTATTGGTCAGAACGCGAACAATGCCTCGCTCTGTCCACGCATACAGGTTCCTTCCGCCGCCGGCAAGGGCGGATGCAATGACCTTGATCTCCCCATTTTCCTCCGAAACCACCTTCATGTTCGAGTCGAGGAAGGTTCGAAGCCCGGGGGAGTCCTGAAGCAGCGGATTGAGCTCAAGGGATGTGATCATCCCCGTGGGGAAGTACCTGCGATCCTCGTAGCCTCCGATGTCATCGAACGGCACCCCAAACCCGCTTACGGACGGCTGTCGGACGTAGTTGTTGTTCAGTGCGCTCTGCCATAGGAATCCACCGAAGCCAGCCTGTACGTAGTCGTCTGGGCGAACGGCGTCAACGCCATTGACATTCACGAGTGGATACTGGAACCAACCAGCCGGGTATGTGCTTCCGCCAAGGCCGGAGTTTGTATACAATGACGAGTCGAATGTACTGGGCTTGATGATGTAGCCCATGCGCGGCCATTCGAACGGCCCCTGCTGCACGGGATTACCATTCAAGAACCGTAAGGCTGATCGCTGCTCTGCGTCCCAATACACGGCCCATTGTCGGATTCTGTTTACGTCTATCACCTCCGTGGCAGGGACTGCGTTATCCGGCTGTCCAAACATTCCGTAGTCCAGATTCCTTAGCCAGCCACGATATGGAACAGGCGCACCAACGGACCCACTCTGCGCTGCGGCAGCTGAAGCGGTGTTGTTGTCTGGGGTGAAGTGCGCGTACCTATTGAATAGCAGGCCAAGGCTTGGCACAACCGTTACGTCTCCACCAAAGAACCGAATAGGCTCGTTCTTGTCGTACTTGACCACGATACGTGACCCGATCTCCGGGACGGGGAACTGCGTGCCACCCCATAGGCCAAATTGTACAGAGCCCGTCCATTGTGCTGCAGACGAAGAGGTCCAGTCGTTCGGGTCGATGAACTCATACACGCCGAAGATCTCTACGCCATCCTGCATGGTGTAGGAACCGCCGATCGGATTGCCGGACCCATCAAAACCAACCGCTGCGGCAATTGCTGGATATGCAAGCGCTGCTTCGTTGTTGTTGGTCACGCATAACCAAGCTCGCTCAACACCATTTGTCTCCACCCATACATACCGGTTCAGTGATCCGGAGGATAGTGGCAGCGGCGGGGCTGGGAATGTGACCGGGTCTGCGTAGACATCACCACGACGCTCATTCAGCAGCGGAAACTCCTGAACGGTTGCATCGCTATCGATCACGCCAATACAGCTCTCGGTCTTGACGTGGTATCCGGTGTTGATGTAGCGGTCGATACTGTCGTTTGACACCTCTGCGTCAGGGGCAATGATATTCACCACGTACCAAGGCTCGTGGAACCTGCGGTAGCTTGGGTCATTGGCAGATGACTCTTCCGGGTCTGTTTCCTCGTGCTGATACACGTCCTGAGCAAGGACAACCTGCCAAGAAAGGGCATCGTTCTCGGATATCACCCGCTGTACGGCGTCTACGGCTATTTCGATATTGCCTCCATTTGGGCCACCGAATACGCCAGCTGTTGGACCCGTGGTTCTCCAAGAGCCATAGCCGACGTTGTTGTCGTAGCCCTGCGTGCCAGACGCTGGCTGAAGTCCTGTGTTGACGGATCCGTCATCGAACTTGACACCAGCGTACGACACCATGTCATTCATCCGGGCTTGGTACATCTCGGTGTAGAAGCCGACCGGACGGACAAACTGCAGGCGGAAGCCAGATGGGTTGCTTTCGAACCTATCGATGACATCCAGAGGAACGACGGAGTTTGCGAAGTCAGGAACAACAAGCCTGATCTGATTCAAGTGCTTTGCGTACTTGCTGCGGATCTGTCCATCCACAACGACAAGCTCCTGCCTTGGGATGTAGCAAGCAAGGGCTTGTGCAATAACACGCTCAGCAGGAGCGGTACGCATCACACTGAATGCCTTGATGCGGTCAGGGATGTTGATGATGCCAGAGATGGCAGCACCAAGTGCGTGATGGCGAGGGGCCCAGATAGCCCCCTGAATAGCCTCAGCGTCGTCAATGCTCGTAGTGGGTGTCCCTCTGGCCACTGGGGATTGAGACATCCGGGTCTGGTCGTTGCCATTCGTGCCAGTCTCCGTAATGGTCAATGGGTTGGTTGGGCCCCAAGGATTGAAGAATGAGTTTGTGCCAGCGGTGACGGCAATGTTGTCATAGCCCTCGAATCCCGGGACGGGGTTAGAGCTTGAGTTCTTTTGCGCAGAGCCCTGAGTAAAGGCATCGAACGTGGCCTCGATGACCTGCGGAGCCGTGGTGTCCGTAGTGGCTCCAGTGCATGGGTCATCAGATAACTGAAGGCTGTCGTTGCGCTTTGGGTCAAGGCGATTGGGGAACTGGTATCCTCCGTCGGGAACGGACTCCACCTCTGTGACGTAGCTGGTAGAGCTGTACTGATCCCAGAACATCACACCCAGCCCATACTTCTCCCCACGGGCAAAGCTCTTCAGGTAGGTGTTGTTGACCGGATCCGAGTAGCCATCGTTCCAGTCGATGTAGTTGCCGGGCTCTCCGATACGGGTATACACACCCTGCGTGATCGGGAAGATGTAGCTGCCGTTGCGCGAGGTGAATTCCACCTCGATGACCTTTGGCTCTACTTCGAAATTAGCATACGTGAGGCGGCGGTCAGAATACTCGACGGATTTTGGCTTGTCGAACGCAATAATTCGCTGGGCGATTTCGTCGTCCGGGATGACCTCTGGGTCGGAAATGGCGTCAGATGGGTCAATGAACGCCTGTATGGATACCTGACCGGGAACGATCTGGATCTTGCCAACAACCTCCAACTGGCCCACGTTGTCGGCGTCGTTGATCCTGCGACGCACGATCTCGACGAAGCTGAATCCGAACCGGTTATCGATCCGGAACTTGATCTCGATACCGTAGTTAGTGGCCTCTCCAACGTATCCGCCGATGGTGAGAACGCCCGGGTACTGGTTCTGCTGCCAAGGAGCGATGGGGTGCTGCTTGAGCGGGATAGAGATCAGCGGGGTCTCTGGGCCGAGATTGGTCCTGTCTCCCGCCGGAGTCACAAAGCGCAGCGAGTAGGCGTACTGCCCTGTCAGGAGTCCGCCAGAGCCGAGCTCCACATTGCGGGTGTGGATAGGGAACTCTGGCAAGCTCAGCAGGGTCACTGAGTTGATGTCGGTGCTGTAGTTTGCCCCAAAGTATGTCTGGTCGCCCTGCGCGGCCAGTGTCAGCATCTGTGTGATGTCCCAGTACAGTGGCTTTGACCAGTGGTCAGCAGGGTACACAATACCTCTGCCGATCACGTTGCCACCGGCGCCAGAGTTCTCTGCGATGCTGGTGCCGTACAGGTCGTCTACGATGGCCAGCTGCAGCGGGCGGTCAAAGCGATACGGAATGTTCTCGCTATTGGCCACGACAACACCATCCACGCGGATGACTGGGTTCTCGCCCGGCGTAGATGACGCCCAAAACTCAACCAATCGTTGATTGCAGCTACCGGAACCGATCAAGACATAGCCGGTACCGAACGGTGCTGGGTACAGGATCTGTTCGCCGTCTACGGACTCGGCGGCACCAGAGTTGCCAGCAATGGAACGAGGGCGTACGTTGATGGCCTCCCGAGCCGTGCCGTCAGGCATCATCTCAGGACGCACGTCTGTATTCACCCCCCGGTTGAGGAGGCGACGCAACCAAGGGAAGTGTAGCAGCTTCGGCATTAGATCTTCAGTGGCTTGACTTTTTTCTGCTTAGTCCTTCTCCTGTACTCCAACTGTTCTTTCGTTAGGAGTTCGTCATCTGCCGCTGGCTGATTGGCCGAAGATGCAACTTTTTCGTCAACAAACCCAGGCTTGAATATATATTTTGGCACCTCGGATCTTTGCGATGGCGAGCTAATGGGTACTGGTATTTCTGGATTAGGAGCCGACGGGTGTATTACATTCATTTTGCTTGTCTCTGCTGGCGGTAAAACCCGCTGGATTGGCCTGCGCCAAATGGGCAATGGGTACATTCCCTCTGTGGTAAAAAACGCCATTGGCCTCACTGTGGCTTTTGATGCAGATGAAAGAAATGCAGATGCTTGATTACCCCACGCCAATGCATTTGGGCGATCTCGAACAGTTCTATGAATTAGCCTCGAATTAAGATCTACCCAATTTTGCTCAGCTTTACTATATGCTTTATACTTGCTTTCTGCGACAGAGTTTGGAAAGTATACCTGAAATCCCTCCCCGGTTTGAGCCGTGTAAATTGGCCGCTCTACAGATGGGGGATTGTTGTATATATTAGACCTGAACGAAGCAGATCCGCCACCGCCAGTCCAAACATCATCACTATCCATTATTTGAGCAAGGGCACGACCTCTGGAGTATGCAGAAAGGCTGTCATTAAATGCCTTCCTTCTCCGGAAGTAATCGGCCATGTTTTTGGCCACATACGGCTGTATATCCTTTGGGTCTGGCATGACTTACGGGAAATGTCCTACTCGGTAAGTGTACGCAGTGGTGTCGTAGCGACCCTTGCGATCTTGGCGCTTATAGCGTCCGATGGCAGTCCACCAAGACCCTGTAGGGGATTTCAGTTCGTTCTCTTTGCGCTGGATGACCCGAGCCAAGTGCTGAGGGTCTTCACGCTCCATGGCCAGAGCTACACGGTGGATGACAAAGTCGGTGATGGCCTCGCGACACCAGTGAGGGATCTCGAAGTCCTCTCCGAAGCAATCCATGCCCAAGCCAGTGTAGGCAATGTGGATCTTCTGGAAGACGCGGCAGGATGGACTCAGGTACAGTTTACCATCGCGCTCACCGGCGAAGTACAGGTGCTGCGGAGGGGTCTGTGTGCCGGCAAACGACCACTGAAGTGCATCGTAGTTCCTGCCCTTGTTGTTGGCGATGTATCCTTCTCCGCCTTGGTGCCACATGTTGGGCTTGATCCAGAGGATGGTAGAGTTGGTGATGTTGCACTGCTCGCCGCTGTACAGGTAGATACCGTCCTTCTCGGTGAGGTCCTGCGGAAGATCCAGAATGAGATTCTCCGGCACAGCAACATCATACACCCTCTTGTAGAAGTTGGTGTAGGAGTTCATCTCGGTCAGGCCACGCTGGCAGGCAGAGACGTAGAATGGCTTACCCATCCGCCCGAACTCCGGATCGCGGAGCTCCTGCGCTGCGGCGGCGATAACCTCGCCCATGGTAAACTTGGCGTTTCCTAAGGGCATTGTTAGTTATCGAGTTGAATGGGGTTGTTGAGGGACATCTGGCGCTCGGTGCGGACAATTTGATTGGGCTCCATGTCTCTCCCATCGTTACGTAGGCGCTCTTGAGGAACCTGCAGCGCCCAACGCTCCAAGTCGATCACCATCTGCTTCAGGGGCATCAGGAGTTCCTCTGCGATGTCCAGCGGGGCATCGGGGTCGATCTCCGTGAAGTCAGGTGTAGCATACAAGCCAACAAGCAGATGCTTGACGTCCTGAGACACGCCAAAGAGATACACGCGGTCTTTGTGAACCCCGCCAGAGGTCAGAGCTTTTGCGCGAGCGAAGTAAGGACGCTGGGGCTTTGGCTTCTGATACTCAGCGAGGTAGAACGTGTGTATGGATGCGAGTGACGCTCCTGTGAACGGGTCTTTGGCCACGGCAGGAGGACATCCGAATGGGATCTCATTGCGCAGGTAGCGCACAAAACTCACTCCTCCGTCATGGTTGAGCGAGTAGATGGTCGTCGGAAGGTCGAAGTAGCTGGCGTCGAAATCAGTCACTACGCCATCGGCTACGTCGTTGTGGACAATGGGAACAATGAACGTGGAGACCAGATTGCTGTTTCGGCGGTAGTCTCCTGTAACGTCACCCTTGTTCAGCTGTTGGGAGACGAGCTTGTCCCGGGCGATCTTTACGTTGTAGAGTACGGCTTCTTTGTTGCGCAGGCTGTCATCGTGGGTGTAACCCATCGCCAGCATGATGTCATCAACAACCTGTGCGTAGGTGGTAGCCATTGCCTACAAAGATACTCAGTTTGTGGTCAGCGAGAACAATTCTTGCGCGTCCTTCTGTGCATTCATTTGCAGGTTGGTCTGATCCCCCTGCTTCCAAGAGATGTACTGAAGGGCCCAAGATGCAAGCGTACGCTTCATAGACTGCGGAAACTCGATGGCGACGCCGGGTTGGTTGTAGTTGGTCGGCGTCAGCTCTGTTGGGGTTGTCAGGTATGAAATTGCGATCAGCGACTTCTTTGTTGCGCTCTTTGGAAGTACGCGAAGCTCCCCAAGTCCGCTGCTGTAGCCAGAGGAAGATGCGTTGCCAGTGATGTAGTAAGCGAACGTAACCCGCTTTGGGTTGTCTGACAAGACCTCATTGCCGCTCATAAGCATGTTGCCCTTGATCAGGGGAACCTCCTCCAGCGTAACCCTCTCTACAGGGGAGCCAGAGCCATCCCAAGCAACATCACCCCTGTACAGTGAAACGTCATCTGCTGCTGGTATGAGTGACGGTGATGCTGGGATTGTGTCGGGACGAGCGTACACGCCCAACACATTCCAGATATCGTGGCCGAGGGAGGCAAGGAGAGCGGGATCGCTGATTGCGACCCCGCCCGCCGAGTTGGTCTGGAATACACGAACATACGTCAGGTCTCGAAGAGCCTCCTCACTGCCATCCCGATTTGCCAGAGACCAGCCAATGGCCGTCATGGCTCGGGACACAGCAGAGTTCATGGCCGGGATGTAGTCCTGTTCGGGAAGGTAGCGATCGCTGCCCTCGCTGTCAAGGTTTGCCCGCATCACTGCTTCGAGTTCGGCGTACGTTATCATGCGTTATTACGTGTTCGAGGTCATCAGGCCCTGTCGCCCAGCTGCAGTAGCCGCGCCTCCGCGCAGTCGATCCTCTTCCATGATATCGCGCTGTGCAAGAGCGTTGGCGATGTTGGTACGAAGGGTTGACAATGACATGCTGGAATTCACCGGAATACCGTAAGTTCCGGCCATGCGGTAAAGCTCTGGGGACATTCGGGTATTGAGCGTCTGCATGTGCAACGCGAACTTCTGAGCGAATCGAACCTGATCGCTTGTCATACTCGCCTCCTTGGTGTTGGAGAAGAATACCTTACCGAACAGCTCATGGGTTTCCATGTATGCCTGCTCGCGCTTGGAGTTGGTCTTGTACACACTCAGGTAGCGGGTCTGCCACTGATCACCGTTTCGCACAGCGGATCCGTGGTCCATGGAGAACACGATCTTGCCATAGGGGGCCTTTGCAAGCTGACCGCCGATGCGCTTGGCCGGGAGGATCCAGAAGAACATTGGAGTGAAGTACACCCTCTCGTCCGTCTGGTCGTCCGGGTCAATATCCCGGTCATCCATAAGCCGGTCCTCTGGGGCGTCCTTTACGACCGTGCGAAGACCCTTTGCCATCTCTTGGGCGATGGTCTTTCCGAGTTCTGCCATATCGACAGCCGGAGCCGCCTCCTTCTCGCGGGGGCTATCCTCTTCGATTTCAGCAAGAACATCCCTCGCTTGTTTGACCGCCTCTCGGAGGATGTCCTCCGTGGTGTCGTCGGTATAAGCGATACCGAGTGCGTCCGCCTGCTTTTTCAGCCGGCCCATTCGCGCCTTGAGCGCAGTTTCAGCATTTGCCATGGTGCATGGTTTTGTTGTGAGGGTCAAATATACAACCGTTTGTAGCTGATACACATGTACTTACAAAAAGAAACCCCCGGATCTCTCCGGGGGATTTCTTGTCATTACTGTGGTTTGGATGGCCTGACAGCCCACTCTCCCCTGATGTCGGCCACCGCCTTGTTCCAAGCGGCATGGGCCTCCTCGGCTGTTTTGAACCTACCGAGCTGTATAACTTTTTCGCCAACACGGACCCTCGAGTAGTACGGCTTCTTCTTCCTCCTTTTGTCAAAGCTGACGCCAGCAAGCCCATTGTATCCGCGATGATAATCAGAGTTCTGCAGGTTCTGAGACCTCGTGGCAAGCCTCAGGTTCTCAATCTTGTTATTGGCCCTGTCTCGATCAATGTGATCGATGTCAAGGCCGCTTGGTATTGGCCCGTTGTGCATCTCCCAAATAATCCTATGCGCAAGAAATAAGTTTCTGCTGAGGCCATCGGGAGAGGATATGATGACCTGCCTATATCCCCTGCTGTGTTCAGTACTTGCCGCCTTTCCCAAAAACCTTGTTCGAAAAACCTTCCACCCTCTTTCGGTGCTAAAGTGCTCACGCGGCCTGTCTTTCCAAACAAGCTCACCGCGCTTTTTGTCGTAATCGAAGTACTGCTCCCAGTTCATGTGTTTGGTATTTGGGTGCAAGTATAATGAAAAACCCCCTGCGATATGCAGGGGGTGATTCACTTTAGTTTCGGAGCGGTGCCGTTAGGCGATCTGGATCACGAAGTTCTGGGCAGCGTTCATCACCTTGGTGCCAACCATGCCTTCCACGGTGTAGCGCTCGAAATCGTAGATCTCGAACGGAGTCGTGTTGGTACGGCTCTGAGACACCTTGGCGTCTTGGCTGATCATAGCCACGCCGCGCATGGTCACCAGCTTCACGCTGCTCTTCTGCAGGACCACGAGCTTGCGAGCGAAGTCTGCGGGGAAGCTGGCAGGATCGTTCCAGATCTGCACCGGAACGAGGATCAGCTTCTGACCGCCGAAGCGCCACTCTTCGAAGTCCAGATCCCAGATGCGGTCGGCGGTACCTCCGCTGTAACGGACGAACTCAGCCTTCTGCTTCAGGTTCAGAGCGTGCAGCATCTCGGGGGTGCCGAAGATCACGCGCTCGTTGGTGGCGGGACCGAAGTTGGTCTGGAAGATACCAGTGGTCATGTCATCCCATACAGTGCTCATCGTGCTGTTCAGCACTGCACCGCCGTTGTTGATGATAGCCGGGATGATACCCTCGGTGAACTTTGCAATGGCGGTCTCGCCGGCGTTGCTGTAGCTCACCAGACCCTCGCCATACTGGCCCAGCCAGATACGCTGACACATGCTCACCTTGAGCTGGGTCAACAGGTTGCGCATATCAACCTCCATGAAGTTCGTCTGCGCAAGGTTCTTCCACTTGAGGCGCTCCAAGCGGTTCCAGATCATCTGCTCGGGGCCCACCTTTTCGATCAGGTTGGTCCGACGGATGGTATTGGTGCGAACCGGGTTGGCGAAGGTCGAGAAACCATCACCACCAGCGGTCATACCATTGGTCAGGTTCACGCCGGTTGCGGCCACTGCGCCGATGGGTTGGCCTACCATGGAGCGCAGTGTAATGGTGGCGGTGCCGGTGTTGACGTTGCTGACGATCACTTGGTTGGGAGCGCCGGAGTCATCGGTGTAGTGCAGCTTCTGGCCTACGTAAACGTAGTTCAAAGCGTCTGCAGTAACAACGACCGTGTCGGTCACAGGGCTGCCGGGGGTAGCGGCCGCGCCGGTGATGGCGCCAGCGGTTACGATGGGGCTACGGCTCCATACGTTCTCCATCCAGATAATCTCATCGCCGGGAGCCTCCTCGGTGGCAAAGGCCATGAGGAACTGCAGGTCGAGGAACTGCTGGGGCTGGGCGTCGAAGATAACCGGATCGACGGGGAGGTTCAGGTGAGAGGTGGTGCCGCGACCGAAGGCTGCAGCATACGGGGAGCCCGGCGCGTTGGTATTCGCGAGGCCGAACGGGGCGTTGTTTACGTTCGGGGTGTACGACTGAAGTGACATGTCTTAGGGTTGGTTTTGCTTTGGTTACTTATGTTCCTTGGTGTACGCGGAGCAGCACTTGGTTGATCTGTTGCTGCTCGCTCAGCGGAGCCGTAGGCGTGTCACCAATGTCACGGCCACCGCCGCGAGGCATGGCCGGTTGGCGGGAAGTAGCCTCCAGTAGCGCCTCCTGCTTTCCACGCTCATATCCTCTCGCTTCTGCGGCCTTCACACTTCCTTCGAAGTGAAGCGCCCGCAAATACAGAGTTGCTGCGTCGGCAGTAGGGGTAACGCCGTCCTGTTGGACGAACTTCCCAAGGAAATTACCAGTCTGGATGTCGCTGACCACGTCATCGCTCAGGAAGGCACGCAGTGGCGAGCTCTTGGCCGTTGCGATGGTGGCAGCAATGCCCTGTTGGTAGTTTTCGAATGCTTTTTGGTTGGCCTCCTGCTGGGCCTTGTACTCTCGCTGCACCTCGGTGCGCTTGGCCTCATGGACATCGGCTGCAGAATCGCGCAGCAGGCCGATCCGGGTCTTGAGCGCGTCCTTGACGTCGTCATCCACCTCGGGGTCGTTCAGCATCTCCCACTGCTCTGGCTTGATCTTGCCGGGCAGGTAGGTGTCAATCAGCGCTCGGTCGTTCAGGTCCTTAGCCTCCTTGTTCTCAAGAGCAACCTTCGGAATGGACTTCAGATACTCCTGAGCTTCGGCCACGTTGCCGGATAGGGCAAGCTGGATGGCACGCTGCATAGCGGGCGGCATGGCATCAATGCCTTGCTTGATCGGAGCCACCTCATCAAGCTGTTTCTTGAGAAGCTCTGCCTGAGTAAGCTGTCGATCGATTTCTTCCTTGTGGGCAAGCGGGTCTTCTGCTCCAAATGTCTGCTTATACAGAGCCTTGGCTTCATCCGTCCAAGTCAGGGCCGGCTTGGGTTCTTCAACAATACCGGACACGACCTGTGCGTATGGATCCTCCGGGGCCGCTGGTGCAGCGGCCGGAGTGGCGGCAGGAGGCGCAGCCGTTGCTGGCTGTGCCCCTGCTACCGGTTCCGCTGCGGGCTGTGAAGGGGGGGGCTCATTACCCGCAGCAGTAGTTTGTTCAGTGGCTGGCTGCGCCGGTGCGGCAGCAGGAGCTTCTTGTGCTTGAGCTGGCTGTTGAGCATACGCTTCCTTGCGCTCAGCCAGAATAGGTCCGAGTACAGATGAAAGGGCTGCGCCAGTCAATTCAACCGTCTGAGTGTCAGTGGTTTGGGTTTCCATGATGCAAATATATGTGCTGTTTGTGTTCTTGTTTCTGCTCTATGCAGTTTTTTTTCTGATTATCAGACAGTTATGGGGGCTGCTGCCGGATTTGCGTCCGGCTTCATCCACTCACTTTCTGCCTGAATAAATGGCTGGTTCGACTTCTGTTCAAGGCCAGCCATTTTCGTGTCAGCATTCAATTCCTGCTTCGCCAGGTCCATTTGACTCTTGTCAAGTTCTGCCTGACGAGCAGCCATGTCTGCCTCCTTCTGGGCAATTGCCTGAGCCTGAGCTTGTTCCTGAGCCGCAGCAGCAGCCTGTTTGGTGAACTGACGAGATGCCGCATAAACGTCATCTGGCGTAGATCGGCCCATGAGCTGAGCGGCCGTTGTAGGATCAAGCATACCAAGCTGCATAAGCTGCGGAATGGTCTGCTGGTCTGTCATCAGTCGCAACTGGGCGCCATCTGGGGCAAGTTTCACGCGGACGCGGAACTGCTCCAGCTGCATATCATCGGTTGCGATAAGAGCCGCCATGTCATCATCGCCAACCATTTGGCTCAATAGCCATGGTCGACGAGAATAGAACTGCTTGCCGGCCTGTACGTTGAACTGATGGATCTGGCGATACAGATCAGCAATAGCAGCGTAGAATGGCTGCTGCATTACACCAGCTTGCTGCAATTGGAGCTGAAGTGTTCCAACGAGTTGGTCCTGACCCTGAGGAGCTCCATAGTTGCTCTCGTACACGCCGACCGCAGACTCGGCCACCGCCTTCATCTGAGGCAATACCCCAAGGAGGTTGTAGAAGCCCGGGCCCGGGGATGCGTCGATCTGTCCGGTTGCGTTTTGTAAGCCACCGAGCATGGACGCCGGAACAACAATTGTGTCCCCCTCCTTCACCTTGAGGTCGATATCCTGCTCGTCCATATTGGAGCCGTCTACGGCCTCCTTGGCAATGAGAACAGACTTGCCGCCGGCTTTACGGAGCCTCCAAGCGATGTCGGATGCGATCTGGTTGATCCAGCGCTGCGGGTCTCGAGCTGCCGTCAATGGGGCTACTGCGTGACCGCCGAGGTAGCGCCATGCCGAGAACTTGATCGGAAACTTGACAGAATATACGTCATCTGGATCTGCCTCCTGTAGGGGGTACATGCCATAGTCAAGCACGAGGTCTCCCACGACGCCGATGTGCGGCAGTCCGGAGTTGTCTGGTGGCGCGGGGGGTTTTACGTCGTTGCGGAACGGAAGGTTCTTGGTGTATCCGCCCGGGAGGTACTCCCAAGGTATCATTGAGCAATATCGCACAACCTCAATAGCACGACGCTGTTTTTTGGCCTTGAGCTCGGAGTTCGTCCACGCATTGGTGTACATGTTCTCCGGAGGTGTGATCAGGTCGGCGTCTGTGTAGTCCGGCTTGCCGGTATCCGGATTGATCTCATTGATGGTGCAGTACTGCGGCTCGCCGTCCTTCATCACAAACCCGCGCTCCACATACTTCATATCCTTCCAGTACATGGTGAAGACACGAGGCCGAGACTGCGGCCAACCCGCATTGAAGTTTGTCCCGTTTGGAATAAACCGCGACCACTTGTCAAGGGCCATGATGATGTCCTTCTCGGAGTTCCATCGCTCTGCAATGGCCGACACGGACATTAGTGGGCATGTGTACACGAACTGTCCGTCACTAAAATCTGGACGAAGAGCGGACGTGTCCCATCCCACCTCACGGGGCTCGCACATCTCCCACTCCAGATTGTTGCCGTTGATGAAGCAGTGTGCGGCCGATACGCCAGAAAGGGCCATGAATGTGGCCGCAACTCGCTTGGTGTCATCCAGTCTACTGCGCTCGGACAGCATGTTGGCCAATGACCTTCCGCCACGCTTGATGTGGTCTTGATAGGTCATGTCGAAGAACTGCTCGGTCTGGTTGACGTCAGGCGAAATACCCTCATCCTCGTACACGCCGGCCATGTTCGGACCAGCGGCAGATGCCTCGGATAGGGCCATGGCACGGAGGAACTCCTCTTCCCGGCGAGTCTGTGCGTAGTACTGCGTGACGGATTCCACATCAGCAGAAATGGAGATGTTGTCCACCGCTCCAATCATGCGGGTAAGCATGGGGGATAGGATGGGGAACTTGAACGGGATCCGAGATGTCTGTGCAGGGCCGTCACCAAGGAACATCCTCACATCCTCTTCCTCGCCCCAGCGCGAGTCAATTGCGTACTCCATATTGGAGACGTAATTACTGCGGTAGAACTCTATCCAAGTCGACACCTGACGCGACAGGAAGTAGCGCGTCCACAGGGCATGATACGCCTGATCCTTGCTTTCCTCCGGAAGCGTCATGCTTGGAGGGATCATGGTGGAGATTGGAATCCAGCTCCAAAAACCCCTGTTGTTCGTTGTGGTTGGTGTCATCGGTTCGACTGTCTAAACGACCTTACTGATCCATCAAGCTCATTGACGAGCGTGTCTTCTGCTTCAGAAACACCGAATCCGCCTTTTTCAAGGGCCTTCGTTGTCTCCTCCATTAGCCTCCAAATGCCGGGCGCTCGCTTACTCCAAGACTCCTGCTCTTCGATGTCCATCATCTTGGCATCTACCTCGAGCATTGCCTTACAGTTGCTCCTGACTCTCAGGGTATAAAGGTAGTTCTCAACACGAGCGCCAAGGTTGAACGACTCCATTCTTCGAAACGCCGCCTTGATGCCGTCAGGGAACTGTTGCTTGAACTCCTTGAGCTTTGCTTCGCGCTGCTGCTCAGTCGGATATGCGATCCGAATGCAGGGCTCAAGTTTGTCCTTGTCCTCCATGTCGGCGTATGGCGATGCCGAGCATCGGAACCACCACACGAACAGTAGGTCGTGTGACTTGATCTGATCCTGCTTGAACTCCGGATATTCGGACAGTTCCGGATATTGGACCCGGAGGTCTTTTCCGTTCTTCGGAGCGAAGATCAGGTAGTTCTTCTTGAGCAACTGCCCTACAATGTCATTATCCATGTTCTCAGTACTTGATTTCGACTTTTTCGTATGCGTAGTACGGGTTCAGATTCGCGCTACGTTTGATAACCTTCTTGATTCTGTATTGCTTGGACTCCGGTGAGATCCTTTGCGGATTCTTGTTGATGCACCGGTGCGCAAGCTCGGCGTACGCCATAGCGTACACCATGTCGTCATTGTAGACGTTCTTGTTCATCGTTCCCCACACCACAGATCCATCTGGCTTCGATTCAACAGAAATACTGCGTATCTGGCTCCAGATGTCATAGTACCAGATGTTGTGGCCATGGGTGCGGATCAGGTCGGTGATGTCTCCGTACAGCGATTCCTTGCGACTACCCTTTCCTCCCTTCAGGTCAATTCCGTATATGTTCGTGGCACCGCCCACCTTATACTTTGGCAATAGCTCGTGGCGGGTTAGAAGTGAGTCCCTTAGGTTGAACACCGGCGAGCACTTGAAGTCAACGTATCTGTGACCTACGTTGATCTCGACAAGCTCGCGGCAGGCTTTCTGGCCGTAGTTCCTGTAATACATTCCCATAAGGATGCTCTGCAGGAATAGGTCTTGAGGGAATGTGGTGCGAGAGTTGAGTACACAGGCCACGCCTTGTGCATATGCCGGCTGTCCGTTCTCCTCGAACTCGCGGGCAGCTGCGTCCCATATCACCGACGAGAAGCGCGAAAATCCGCCATCGTTCTGGATGGGGTCCGTGCCTTGTGTGTAGCGATGCGCAAAGGAGTTGTCCGGTTCCAAGAACATCTTGACCGGAGCCTCGATATCATCTGCTGCCGAAGGCGCCCACTTGGCGCCACGTATCGGATGCGGGAACGCGCTTCCGTCTGGGAGCTTGATGGATTCATCAAACACTGGAATAAACCTTCCCGGAACCGGCTTGAGCCCCCTCTTGTGACAGTCATTAATGATCCTGTTCTGCTGCTTGACGATGATGTCCATTGGGACCAGCGTCTTGTGGCTGGTCATAAACGCATCGTCTGGCTTGCTGGGATAGTGGGCCGAGAACAGCGACAAGCGCTCTGTGGCAGTTAGACCCTTGGTCTCTTCGGTCTGGCCACGCAGATACTTTACCTTCTGCTTGTTGTAGAACTCGCGGGTCATGCCCGGGCGGCAGGTCCAGTCCATGAAGACAGGCACCCATCCACTTGTATCTTCACCACCCTCCCAAGCAGCCAAAAGCGACTTGAAGTCATTCTCAAACGCTCCCTGACCAGTATTGTTCGACGAGCCCGTGCCCCATGCGAACGCCTGTCGAACGAGCTCGAAGCGGCCCTTGGCCTTGTTAAACTGGTACATCGTCGGATCAATCTCGCTCTTGATCGTCTGGTATGTGGGAATATTCTGGCACTCATCGAACAATGACCAAGTTGGTGTTCGACCGTTCACGGTCATGCTGTCCTCCGCAGAGAGGAGTCGGAGTTCCGAGATGTCACGACCCTTCTGAGCCTTGGTGTCGCCCGGGTCAAAGTCCATGATGGCGCTCTCGGATGAGAAGCCCTTGCTTACATCCACCTCACCTATCATCCAGTGGGGCAGGTGCTGGAAGGTGCTCTGGAACTTATCCCGGAACAGGGTCTTACCAGTGCCGTCCTTCTTGTGGACCATGAACACACCGCTGAACGAAGAGCGCACAACTGCCTCCAGAGCAGCCATGGCCAACATGGTGGACGTGATGGCTGCTTGACGACCCTTGACAAGGTCGAAGCTATGTCCGCAGTCTACAAGGAAGGCCAGAAGGGCTTGAGGGGTACTGGCTTCGTATGGCCGGCGACCACCGATGAATCCATCTTCCTTGATGCTGACGTACTTGTTGAGTCCGTACAGCTTGTTCTGTGCAATTCGGGACAGCTCCTGCTGCTTCCACTCAAACCTCTCGGCAGGGTCTATGTCTGCAAGGGTTCTCTTGTCCTCCAGCCACCTACGGGCCTGCTCTACGTACAGAAAGAAGGGCTCGTAGGCAATCAGCTGATCGAACCTCGGGATATGCGAGTTGATAAACTCTCGGAACTCCTGTGTTGCCACCTCTGGACGAGCCGGGCGCCACATGGAACGGTCAATCTCTACTCCCTCCCACTTCTTCTTCCAGTCGTCCGGAATGCGATCGTAGTAGCACTTTCCCTCCAGTGGCCGACCCTTGTCTTCCCCTTCGGTTACTTCCGGTATTTCGTATAGCCACAGGTGGCACTCTCCAAACCCAGTGTCGTCATCCTCCTTGGCTTGGTCTACCGTCTTGTCGTATATAACCTTCTTGTCGGCCTTGTCAAGCTCTTCCCCAAGCCCCGCAATTCTGACCTCCTGCCTATGAGAGCCCGACAACAGAACGCCGCCAGCGTTTAGCTGAAGAAGGAGCTCGGCGGTATGTTCTGCAATGGACTTCTTTGTATCCATGCAGCAAAAATAAGTACAAAGTAGTGAGAATCAACCACTTGAGGTATATTTGCATGTCCTTATAGACCCTCAAACGATACGCCAATGAGCTTCCCGTACACCGTGGTGCTGACCACCGGATCCATCAGCATCAATGATGCAAGCGGCACACAAACGCTGATCAACTACCGAATGGTTACGGATGTTGCCGTTCATGCAAAGACCGTCCGTGTGTATGGTCTGGCTAATGGTGACGCTGCGTGGGAGCCCGAAACAGACTCTCCGTTTGCGTCGCGTGCAAACAACGCCACTCTGAGTCAGGACAACTACCCTGATCCGGGCGATGCATCAACTCTAAGCAACTCGCAGATCTCTGCCACCCCGTTCGTGCAGTGGTTTGTTCGTATCCGCAGCGATGAGGGCTGGTTCCAAGACCTGCCTATGGGCCAGATCAGCAACCAAGGCGCTTGGGTCAATACCCAAGCTGGCGCAGAAATCGCAGTTGCTGCAATCCGCACCAACTGCACGCCGGCCTAAGCCATTCGATCAACCTCAACGAGAAGGTCGATCAATGCGTTGATCGCGCCTTGAATGGCGCCCGCCTTTAGGTAGTCGGACGGCGTATTGCGGTCTTCCTCATCAACCACCTTGTTCCACTGGGTCTCAAGGGCATTGATCTTGAGCTGAATGACGTTCTTGATGTCCTGCTTTTCCATGGGGGTCAAAGATATGTGCAGTTGCACAGAGCTTCAAAAAATCTTCTCAAGAATGTCATAACTCCCTGAAACCCAGTACATTTGCATTACAAACAGACACCGCAATGATCATTCAGTTCAAAACCTCGAGCGGCGAAACGGTCAACACCAACTTCGTCACGCCCCAGCTTATGGCAACGGTTGGGCCGTTCAGTAAGCTGATCACGTACCCGACCTTCAATGGTCCTGATGCGTACACCTACACCGGCCCGTACTACGGCGCAGACCCGAACGGCAACAGCGGAGCCACGGGAAACACGACCCCTGTAGAGGGCCAGCTGACTGCTGTTGATAGCAATGGCGACCCCGTCGGCCCAACCGGTAGCGTCCTGTTCCCGCTGGGTCAGGGTGGTGCATACGTTGGCTTCTACAGTGCTACCGGCGTACTGTACACCAAGTTCAAGATGGATGACGCCACTGCAGCGGCTGATGCTATTGCTGCCATTGGTGCCGCCTTGGGCGCTGGTGACGGATATATGCTGTTGGACAGCGACGGAAGCAACATCACGCCTCCCTAACACACCGGCTCAATAACGAAGAGGCCCCCGAAAGGGGGCTTCTTGCTTTTAGTAGATTTGCGACATGAACAAGCTCGTATTCCCAGACCTAAGAACTCCTGCATCTGGCAGGAGCGCTGTCGACAAAACCAATGTCACGGTTCAGGACATAGCCGGCGCCCTTGTCAAAATGAACGAAGCCGTTACAAGATTCGAGCAGGAAGCGGACTCACGCTTCGGGATGCTCGTCAACCGAAGGGCTGATGAGATCATCGTCCTTCTTGAGGACTTCAAGCGTAGGGTGAACGACACCAGAAGGGCCATCAACTTGCTCGACAGACCCGACAGGTGATTCTCCCTGTGCCTTGCGCTGCTCAATGAGCCGGTTGATCTCTTCCGTGGTCTGTCGGAACAGGTCTGGATGCGATAGCGCCATGTGCCCAATAACATGCTGGGCCATGTATGCGTTGTAGTATCCAGTTTGCTTGATCGCCCCGGGCTGAGATCCGTCGAACATGATAAACACGCTGAGCCCATTGGACTTTGCGTATGCGTGCATTTTCTCTGCCAGCGTATGCAGCTTGCGACGACTGGTTCGAGATCGATCGGATGGTTGTTTTACTTGTTCCATGGTGCGAATGTAATCAGAAGCGCTCATACATTTGTACTGCATGTCAAACGAAGAAGCACATAGCTGCGGCAACAGAACTGTGTGGCATGTGTTCCCAGTGAATGACAGGAGGGAGCATGTGACAGACGGCGGGTGCTGTGGCTGCTTTGCTGAGGCGTATGTGGACGGGGATGGGGATGTTGTAGTCATCCACAACAGCTTCGATGGACGGGAACTCGATGGGAGTGAGTTCAACCACCGGCTGAATTAGTATATTTCCACAACGATGCAAAAACCGTCGCCACCGTTGCCTCCATTGCCACCGGTGCCACCTTGAACGGAACCGCCGCCACCGCCGCCAGCGGCTCGTCCTCCATTGCCACCCTTTTGTCCTGCTGCGGTCCCCGTGCCTTGGTTGCCTGACCCACCAGCACCACCGGTCCCAATGCCAATGGTGCCAACTTCGGTCAACGACTGAAGAATGTGAAGGCACTGATCGTTCGAACCGTTCGTTCCAGCGCCGCCGTTGGCTGCTGGGCCGGTCGGACCCGCAACAAGTGCCCAAGCTGAACCGTTCCATTCAAACACGCCGCCACCGTTGCCACCGGCCCACGCAGCGGGCGTATTGGTAGAAGCCCCTCCACCACCGCCACCCGGACCAGCAGAGGCTTGGCCCCATCCGTTCGATCCGGCGCCTCCGTTGGAGTTGCCCGAAGCAGTGCCACCGGTGCTCCCTTGAAGCATAAAGCGCGTTCCTACGATATTCCCGCCCGCGCCACCGGCTATACCTCCGGACGCTTCACCCTTCAGGCCTCCTCCTCCACCAGCGGCGCTGATGTGCGAGCCGAAAGAAGTGGTCCCGCCGTCGCCTCCATTCGTTCCGCCAGAAGCAGCAGCCGAGCTACCAACGCCACCAGAGCCGCCCGTGCCGATAGTGACGGTTTCTGAAGTGCCAAGGCCCGCCGCCGGTATGCGCAACCAGCGGACCATTCCTCCGCCGCCGCCTGACGCACCGGTTGCCGCTCCGATCCTACGACCAGCACCACCACCGCCGCCTCCAGCACCAGCAACGAGAACGAAAAGCTCCTTCAGACCAGCGGGCTTGTTCCACGTTGCTCCTGAGGTGTACTCGCGGAGGATATTTGCCGTGGACAATCCGGATGAGCCGGACGCGAATCTTCCTACTGTCATGTGTTTAGGATGTTGATGGTTACTCCGATGTTGCCAGACGGAAGGTTGTTGCAGTAGACCTTTACAGACCCTGAAGCGCTATCTGTTCTTGGGAGGAATGATGCTGCTGCGACAACTGCAAAGTCTGCGTTATTCGGTATCACATCGACAATGGACGATGTGGTTATGTTGGCATCAGAAATGCTCTGCTCGTAAAGCCCTGATGCAAGAGTCCATGCACCAGTAGTAAGCGTAAGCCCGGTGACCTGAATCGGTTTGTATCTTGCATCAGCATCAGCGCGAGAAGGAATATCTGTGCTTGCTGTTACGCCAATAGCTCGGATAGCCGCTGTTCCTGCACCTGTGCGCTCAACAAGGCCATTGGTGGATAGGGCAGCGATGGCGGTGAGGTCGGCATCGAGCGGCTGGGTGCCTGTTACGATGTGGGTAGACGCCTCAAAGACCGGAGTTCCGGTGCGAGTTCCGAGGATGCGTGGGCAGATGAGATACAGCGATCCGACCGTGCAGTTGTATGCTGTATCAGTGTTGATCTCGTTGGAGGTAATGGAGATGAAGGAGTTTGCGCTGGCTGTCCAGACACCGATGGAGGAGGTTGCGCCGGAGATGTTGATGATGTGATCAACCTTGCCGTAGATGCGACCACCGACCCCAACGGTGTCCGTCGCGTACAGACCCACATTGCCGGACCTCGTGCAGTAGATGTCGTTCACATCGAGGTGAATGTGTCCGGTGGTGTTGTTGGTTGCATATACCGCTGTCTGACTTCCGATGATGACGGGGCACTTCACATGCAGCACCATGCCGTTGTACTGGTTCCTGACGGCATCGCACGAGGTGAACCCGCCCGCCTTACCACGGACATCCAGCTTGTCGGCGCAGATGTAGTATGCGTAGCCGGTCTGGTTGAGCGCACCGACAGCTACGCTTGCATCAATGGCGGGGTAGTGGTTCTTGACCACCAGCATTGCGTTTGCACCCATGTCAACGCGACCGATCAGCGTTGCGGATGGCGCAATGACCGGAACAGAACCAAGCGTTAGGTCTTCTGTATACTCACCAGCATCCAGAACGTACACCGCTGCGGGGGCCGGAGACAGGGCAAGGGCGGCTGTGAGGGCTGAGTTGATGGTCAGCTTGGGGTCCGCTACCGTCAGGCCCGTATCGGAGTCATTGCCGACCTTGCTGACGTATACCACATTGGTGTTGGGCGTCAGGGTTGGGATTGGGGGCAAAGCAGAAGTGCGCAGAAACGGGTCGGTTGCTCCGTCGAGAATGGTGGAGGCTGCGTTGGCGTCTCCGTCCTGAGGATCTCCGGCCCCCGCACCGGAAGAGCGGAGCTTGAACCTTGCCTGAGCCATGTTCGCCAACTTGGAGTTGGTCACGGCGTCGGGCTGGATGGTGGCGGCTACGGTTCCTGGTCCGGTGGCAGATACATCGCCTGTCAGACCTTCGATGGCGTTGCCTCCGGATGGGTCTGGCTTCCAGCCCTTGTTGCCGGCTGCGTCTGTTCCGAATACGTGGTCAGGGCCCGGGGCCGGGTCATCCCCAACAAGTCGAAGGTTCGAACCCGAGTACTCGATGGAGTCCTGAACTCCCGGAAGCGCTGGAGGTGAGCTTGGTACGTATCCGACCACGGCAGAGATGTCCTTTACTGCCTGCTTGGCTCCATCCTCCCCGTTCTTCCACGTCCCATGGTTCGTTACCGTTGCGGTCGGGATGTCGTAGCTATTCCCATAGACGTCGGTGACGTACACGATCCAGCTACCGGCATTGAGCTGTGGGTTTGGATTGGGGTCGAACCGATAGGCCACAGATCGGAGGTCTGTCCCGGGTATTCCAACGATCAGCGGCGGGGCGATGATCTCGAGTCTGTTGGGGAAGATGTTTACCTCCATGGCTTATTTGTCTTGTTCTTAGGGCTGACTAAGCACACAAAAGTAGCTGATTTTCAGAACAGAACACACCGGGTCTAATACCCTTCATAGGGGGTTCGGGGGATTTAGCACCGAGGATACATCCCACAACCTACAGACATTCTTAGAACCCTGACCACTAACTATGTATTCATAGGGATATGTTTAGTATCTTGGCAAGTGTTACTGTACATGCAACACAAGAACAAGATCATAACCCTATTGGGCTTATTGTTCCAGTGGGGTTTCCACTCCGTGAAGAGTAGTATGAAGGGCGGGGCTTACCCGCTTGACCCACTGTCCTAAGAATGTCAAAGAGCCTTTTTATCTCCCTCGGGACGGTAGGCTACTATGAACCGCCTTCAGTAAGTGGGGACAAACATAGCACACATGGGACATCGTGTCAACCCCTCTCGAAAGAAAAAGTTTCCTAAGCAGAAACAACAGAGAAACAAGCATAGGAAGATGAAGCAACCAATCATAAAAGAAGAGAGGAAGTCACTTGACCACAACCAAGAGCTTATCTTGAAGCTCAGGGCTCAGCGGGCAATGAAAGTGTCTGAGGGATTACCCAGTGGCCAGAGAACTACTGACTGCAGGAACGCTGTCTGCTCGTGGCCCTTCTGCATGTGTTAGAGCAGAGAAGTGAGTGATCAGGGGCTGTGATAACTGGGGTACAAGCAACTAAACCCGTTCATGGACCTCCCATGACTCTACGCAACTCCCTGATACTCAGTGACAAATATACTCCTGTGGCCAGAATCTTGCATGGTGTTGAAGATTTTTCTTGCAAGACTGCAAACTACTTCGTATCTTTGACACCTCCTGTGGTCAAAAAACAGCAATCATCCAAGCCGGAGGCGTCTGCTTCCGAGAAGGACAACCTGATCATGATGACGTTTGGCGACCCGCGAGCCTGCTTGGTCATAGCCACCGGTGCTGCAGACTCTGGAGACTACCCGATGGCCATGATGATGTGCCAGAAGGCTATTGACCTGATGAGCGAGACCATAGAGAACTTTCAGAACGACGTTACCCATGACTAAGAACAAGAAGAAGCTCGGGCCCATCGTTGCACACGATGCGACCATTGTGGAGGAAACACCACATAGTGGCCAAGAAATGAAGACAATGACGCTTACTGACGTCATTCTGCGTGTAGAGAACATCGAGAAGCGTCTGGAGACCCAAGGGGCTATCATTGATGAGATCAAGGAGCGCCTGAGTGAGAACGACTTGGACTTCGCCAACCTGTTCAAGCAGTTCCACTTCCTGAGCCAGCGGGCCAAGTTCGACTCTCCAGTGGCCGAGGTAGTTGCTGCCGATACCCCGATCGCGGTCGATCCTCAAGAAGAGCAGTCGTGATCCACAGATGACCATGAGTAATAAAACAAATCGAAAGCCTCTTCTGAGCGATGATGATCTGTATGCGATTGTCCTTGACGCATACAAGAATGGGCGAGACCCATACGAACTCTCCGGCGCAATCAGAAAGCACTACGAGGACCTGATCACCAAAGGAGAGCTCATCCTGAAGTCTGCAGCAAAGAAGCCATGCGGGCCATGCGAGGAGAAGAGGAAGAAGCTACAAGCAAGACAAAAACCAAGCAACAATGAGTGAAGAAAAACAAGCAAGGCTTTATCCCGGAACACTTCCGAGCCACAAGGCCCTTGACCCGGGAAGTGAGACATACCAAAAGGACAGGTGGGAGCGCGGCCATGAGCAGCGTCGCCTGAAGGCTTACCTGAAGGGCAATACGTACTTCACCCATGGCCGTCGTCCGGCATATCCTACTGGGTATGAGCCGATCATGTGGCCAGTAACACCAAAACCAACAACCAAACAACAATGAACGAAGAGCAATCAATCGGAGAATATCGAGTGCGAGTGAGCTTTAACGCCTCTGGCAGCTCGGAAGTGGACAGCATCAAGCGTCTCACGGCGCAGCTGATCAACATCTGTGAAGAACTGAAAAGCAAAGACCCTCGCCTTGCGGCCCTCGCACAGACAGCTTACGAAGAAGCGGCCATGTGGGCAGTGAAGCTCGCAACTGCATAAAGTAAGCGAATCCCCAAAGCGCGGTCGCGAAAGGCCACTGAGGAATTCTCCTTGGTGGCTTTTCTGTTTACTGACGAACTTGTTGTATATTTGCATCGCAATGACACTTCTACTTCATCGACAGCCACGACTCCGACCCCATCAGCGGGCCTGAGTCACTATGCGCTGTTGGTGGAATTGGTAGACACACTGGTCTTAGAAACCAGAGCCGCGAGGCATGGGAGTTCGAGTCTCTCACAGCGTACCAAGATCTTCAGGGAGTAGTTCAGCCCGGTAGAAGCCTCGCCTTGGAAGCGAGTAGTCGCAGGTTCAAATCCTGTCTCCCTGACTGTGTTGGTAGCTCAGCGGTAGAGCGCTGCCTTGTGACGGCAGTTGTCGTGGGTTCGAATCCCATCCAACACCTATTGTCGGTTCGTCTAATGGCAGGACATCTCCCTTTGAAGGAGAGTATCGTGGTTCGAGTCCACGACCGACAACACTCTGCGACTGGTGCAATGGATAGCACGCCGGGCTACGAACCCGGAAATGAGGGTTCGAGTCCTTCGTTGCAGACAAATTAGACCACCAAGTAACTTACTCGGTATCGTTATCTGGGTCTCGCGGAGAGACAATAGCCACTTCCCCACTATCCATTACCCTACGAACCCTCTTTAACCGTATAGGGTAGAACCCATAGGTATACCGAAGCACATTCAAGTACCTCCTCTGCTCAGTGGTCAAGAAAGACCTCTCCAGCTCCTCTACTACAGAGACAGACACACCCATAAGCTCAGCCATCTCTTCCACAGAGAACAGAGACTCCCGTCTCCTACGTAGCCTATCCCCACCAGAACGCTCCTGAAGAGAAGAATACTCGTCCACCAACTCCTGACCACTAAAAGTTGCTTTTGCTGCCATAAGGCAAAAATAAGCCCTTGGACGCACGAACGCAACCCAAAACACCCCCTACTACCACCCAAAAGGAGAAAGTCGCCCACAGAGGCAGGAATGAGCCAAGAATAGGGGACCCTACCAGTTTCAGGACAAGGGCAACACATGATGGTATAATCTCAGAGAGCGTAAGGGGGCCAATAAACCAATTTTCTGAAAATCTGGGTACAGGGGACCCTCCCCCTCCATACCCACCCCCACACCCCTTCACCGGAAAGTCTCGCTGCTGCTGCGCTCCACAGGAGAACAAAAGGGGACCCAAATAGTTTCCATGGGATATAATACGTTGGTGACATTTGCCCGGTGCATCATTTTCCATGGAACGGGTACATAGGAAACGTTTTGAGGGAAATATCGTTTCCATCGTTTCCATATGGGAAGTTCAGAACTTTCAATAATTTCTGAAAGTTGGGGAATTACCATATCCCGTGAACATAGCCCCACACTAACAAGATGCAACCAAGTTGCGTCTACGCGTACACGTGAGGGCGGTTAACCGTTCGTCCCACATCCAACCGTTAATCACATCTATCTTGCATATATTATATTTTTGTATATAGGGCACATCTTTGTTGCATTTATCTATTCTTTGACTATCTTTGTATCGTTAGGCACGGGGACGCGGTGCCGATACTTTGACAAAGCTACAGGGCGCACGTAGCAACGATCCGAAAAATGAAAGGATACGTCCTAACGGACTAACTATGTCCTTTCGTGAACGGAACGCCTTATTTCAACTTGAAACAACGGGCCGCGAAGGCCCACAAACCAGAAAAACAATGGCAAAGCAAGTAAAGAGCGCCAAAGGCGCAAAGGTGGCAAAGTTCAAACCTACGGACGCCGACAAGGCCCTACTAAAGGGCCTTACAGCATTCGCCGTAGGGGTGGCCGATGGCATCGCAGCTGAACGCAAGGAAGCGGACGAACGCGGACAGAAAGCGTTGAACAGCGAAGCGGCAAAGGTACTGCAAAGCTTGCACGCAACGCACCCAACGGTGGACCGCGAACAGTTCGGACCGTTCCTTTTGGCCGCGCTGAAAGACGCGGGCCTCACTACGGTGCAATGCACGCGAGCCCTACGTTCGTTGGACCTGAAAGTCCGCGCCAAAGGTGGAGGTCGCAAAGGTCGGACTGTGGCCCAATGGGGAACGAACGTAGCCAAGGAAGCGGCTGAAAAATACGGATCCGCTCCCGAGCTGGCGGTGACCGGCCTTGCACTTGTCCGCACGTCATGCGAAGGTGACCCGGTCGCCATGCGTGAACGGGCGAACGAACTCCGTGAAGAGGCCGCAAAGTTAGAAGCGCAAGCCGCGCAGTTGGAAGCGCAGCCAGTAGAGGCATGAAGAGAGGCCCCCCCATATCGGGGGGCCTTTTCTTTTTCCCCTTATTTCGCCTGAAATAAGAAAATTGACCTAACGTAGAAACCTGCGAACGCATGAGCACAGAACGTAGAACAGCGCGAGATCTGATCAATGAAGCGATCGATCTCGCCATTGAACGTGGACATAACGTAGAACTGCGCCGAACGAAAGAGTCGGCGCACATCCCACTGTTCCGATACAAAGCGATCGGACGGTGTACCTGTTGCGGTGCTGACCTTGTGGTCGATACCTCTCCAGCACAGCTATCAATGAACGTGCCCTTTGGGGAAAAGGGGAACGCATGGCCTACTATTTCCGGTGCAGCCATAGACGGGTTCTGCACTGACGAGAAAAAGGGCCACGATCTTTCTCCGCGAGCTATGCGTAAACGTACACGCATAGGTAAAATGTCACCCGCTCAATACAGACGGCACAAGTACTTCCTTCGCATCGCTATGTCACGCTGACGTACACACCATAAGCAAATTGACCCACGTTTACAGCGTGGGTTTTTTTGTGCCCTATCGCATCTGTTTAATTCGCTTATTTCAACGTGAAATAAGAGCAAGTTAAAATACCAAACAAGAACAACGATGGAAACGAACCTGAACAAACTGGCCACCATCCTTCAGGATATGTTCGACCAAGGCGTGGACTTTCGAACTACCTGCGCAGACGACGGAAGCGGCCCGCTAATGAGAGTGGCCTACTTCGAGCGCGACAACATGCAGCTGTCTGTCACCGTATTCCATGACGAGGTCGTTATGAATGCGTACAAGCGCATCACCGAGGGCATGGAGAGCGAAGTGCAATGGGTGGACAACGTCCTCTTCTCCCGCACCTTCAAACACTAAGACCACCATGGCAAACTGCACCATTTGTGGAAAGAAAATAGAGCTGATCCCATCAGCGAAGGAGCGGACAGCCAAGTACGGCAAAACGCCGGAGTATTACACAAGCCTGTTTACGGCACATAGCCAGTGCCAAATAGACAAGCGGAACGCGGATACAGCAGAACTGATCCGACACCACTACAAAAAGTAAAACCAAGTAACCATGAGAACGCTTCAAGAAACCTTCGACTTCATAGTCAAGCATCTGGCAGAACAGAAAAAGGCGGCAAGAAACTATAGCACCTGCCTGTACCGCACCCCCGATGGCCGATCGTGTGCAGTGGGGTGTCTGCTCAGCGACGAGGTGGCGATAAAGTGTGACGCAAGGTCATGGGACTCCAGTATCGACAAAGTTTGGGACGACGCCAAGGCTGAGCTTATACTCAGCGATAAGGACGAATGCGGGGCTATCGAGTTCTACCAAAAAATGCAGAACGCTCACGACGATTCGTCCAACGCTGATGAGTTGCGCCAGCGATTGAATAGTATCGCCGACCTGTACTTACTCGACAACAGCTGTGTAAGCTCCATCCAAGAGTGGAGCTGATCATCACTATTTCAACCTGAAATAAGCCATGAGTACATTCAGAATAGGACAGCGTGTGGTGTGCATCAAAGGCGGATGGCAAGATGCACGAACCAAAGAAAAAACACACGGCCCCGTAAAGGACCAAGTGTACACCATCATGGAGATAGGTTACGACCTCAAGTACGGCGTCATGCTGGTATTCCCAGAGTGGCCATTGGACCAGTACTATGCTGGGTCTTTCCGTCCGGTCATTGACCTACTGGACGAACAACTCGATGATATCGAGAACACAAGCATCGAAGAACTCGAAGAAGAACTCTGCCAAACACTGTAACAACATGAAAGAACTGAGCAACATCCCAAAGAAGATCATCGAAGAGTGTAAGCGCCTTGGAGTCGCCAAGTTCACATGCCGCTTCTCCGGGGGCAGTGACGAGGGGTTCCTTGAAGTGGACCTCGATGAGGTGAACTGGAAAGACATGACGCCAGACCACACAGCCCTCGTTAAAGAGATAACAACGTGGGCTGACGAGGCCATGTGCTATTCGGGGGGCGGTGACGGCACCGACTATGGGGACGACTACGAGTTCGACCTGACCGACATGACCATCTCGCACACCGAGTGGTACCACCAACCCGCATACAACGACCTCGGTACGGCCAGCGTAACCATCGACGAAACCGAGTAGCCATGACGCCATACATGCACGCCGTATCATCGGCAAAGAAGTTCGGTGGCCACTGGAAGGACTACATCCGTATACACGACTGGTTCGATGAGACCAAGCAGTATACTGGAGACTGGACGCATCGAGCACTGCGCCACCACTCCGCTGGCATTCAGTGGGCTATCGCATTGTTCGGCGACGCCATCCTTAATTCATCCGGCGAGTACGTGGCCGTCAAGATGATAGGCGAGCAGCACGTAACAGAGGACTGCGGATACATCCCCACCGTGCAAGACTGGTTGAAATGCCTGTCCAAGTCACCGGATAGGTGGATGCTGAGCGTAAAGACCAAGTCAACCCAAACCCTCAAAGAAGTGTAAGATGAGCACTACTGTCAACCTCTCCATCACCAAGATGGTGCGCCAGTTCAAACAAACAGGCGCGTTGGATACCGATGTCACCATCAATTTGGCGATCACCGCCATGCAACGC